GTTGCTTCCTTGACGTGCAGAATGCGCTCATACAACTGGTGCGCGAGGTAATCCACTTCCACCGATGCCAGTTCCCAATACGCCGTGTTGCTCTTGGATCGCTCAAGCACTTTCAGCCTGCCGGCCAGCACAGCCTCGGGCCGCCAATCGAAGTTGTCCTGAAACACCAGTGGCCCACAGCCGTAAAGCGTCATCTCGTCTTGGCTGATCTGAATGTTGTAATCAAACGACGGCTCGAACCGGCAGAGCCAGTCAAAGTGAGTCGTGACCTTCCTCGAGTACTGGTCAGCCAGTTCCTTACTATCAGCCTTTAGCCGGATGGAGGCGAAGGATGGGGCTTCGGAGAACAGGTCGTAAAATGCGCCGACGGCGTTGTTGAAGTATGACTCGGCAATGCGCCAGTTGACATTGCATTGGTTGTCTCGTCCAGCCGCGCTCAGGTCGGATTGACGGTAGGGAGGATTTCCGTCAACGAGTCCTTTCAAAAGACTTCTTTTCTTTGCCCTAACAACATCAGCGGACCACATTCTTTCATAAATCGCTATGCCTTGAGTTGCAGTGGCAATTCTGGTTTCAGGTGGGCTGCCTGATTGCTCAAGCGTTTTTAACGTCACGTCAGAATCGTTTGTTTCCATAAATGTTATGAAGCTATGAACACGAGCTGGCCATCATCATCAACAGTGCCAACCCTTCGATCTCCCTTTTCTCCATTAAATCGAATCGGTGCTGGCATCAGATTGCTAAGCGCCCAACAGTCCCGAAACTCTTTTGAATCCAGAGACGTGTAGTGGAACCATGTTTTCGGGATTACGTGATCCAGCTCCCACTTGACGCCGTGATTTTTCCAAGTGAATCCGTTTGTGTTGTTAAAGAACGATTCGATGTGCGCTTTTAACTGAGGAATGGAATAAGGCATATAATCCATTGTAGAGCCTACCTTGGTAGTCTTTGTTTCCTTGAGCGCACGCCACACTTTATTTGCTACCTGTATCCTCAGTTTGATTTCTGGTTTCACACCTTCTCTTTTCGTATTCTTGTTTATTAAACATGCTCGTTCCATTTCCCGATGGGACAACTTTCGCTGGCTAACTGCAATTTTTTTGCTGAGCAGCCGCACTTGGCGCAGGCGACCGCCATGATTCCGGTTTTCCCGCTAAAGAAATTGCAAGCTCCACAAATAGACAGGCGAGCGTCAAATTCTTCCGCCGTAACAGTCTTAAATCCTGTCCTTGCTGACTTATAAAGTGCCTGAGCCAGCGTTGACATCTTCTCTAACAAACTTGGGGGTAAAAACTCCTCACAAGTGCTGGCTGCGGCATTCCGGCAAAGCTCCTCTTCAAACTGTTCATCAAACTGCAATCCAATCGGAAGGTTGTTCGCGTGTTTATAATCAACAACCATCTTCTTGAGCTGGTCAAAGTAGGGATGCCTTTGCTCGTACCCATTGTCGTGTTTATAAATGAAAGTTCCACCCCTCGGAACGGCTGAGTTGTCTTTTACCTTTTTCATGCGGCCTCGGCTGAGTATTCCACACGAGCGTAAATGCGATTCACTAACTGGGCACGCTTTTTCCAACTGTCCTTCACAACCATGCGTTTGCCTTCCATTCCCATCGGGTTGAATCCGAACCGTTCCCGGAACAACGCCAACAGAATCAGCGCGGCATCCCCGTCGTCTGGTGAGTGGCCTATTCGCACCTTCATCTCCTCTTTCTTCTCCGCGCGCATACGCAGGCCATCCCCGCCTTTCACCGTTTCGTAACGGCGTTCCGTCCAATCCCGGGCCGTCTCCTTGGGTAAGCCCTTGATCTGGTCGGACTGGACATATTCCACGCCGGCAAACCAAAGCTCGGTGACGCGGTTGGCGAATGCCTTGTTGCCGGGGCGACGGTCCTTCACTCCAACCACTCTATCAGATGCCGCACCGCCAAACTGTATCGCCACGATCTTAGGCGACCAGACTTCGGCCAGCAACGCACCAAAGGGAAGTCCTCCGCCTGATGCGTCGAACGCGGCATTTTCGGGAGGAATCCCCAGGGCAACGCATTTATCTCGGAATAGTTTAGCGATCTGCAAGGACCGGCTTTCGTCTTTTTTCCTGACATCCTCGCGCAACTCGATTCGTTGGGTATATTGCAGGGTTTGTTTTCCGTCGGTGCTCGTTCCCATGTCGCCAACATACATCATGGCCTTGTCACCGCCTGTTGCAAAGGCTGGATCAAGAGCGGCACCGCGCGTCGGCACAGACTGCCAGCGAACGGTTTCATGCACGCGCCCGCGCAACAGGTCGGATTCGGAATAGATTCGGTTGGCGTCAGCCTCAGGGCATGGGAACGACCGGCACATGCGCCAGAATCGAACGGAATGCTCGCCGCCTGGTCCTTCGCGCTGCTCCTTGTAGTGGCGCGTGCTGTAAATGCCGGGATACTTCTCCTCGCCAAGAAGCACGTTCGGGCTTTTCAGTCCGTCGAATCGAAGGCAGATGCCGCGGTCGGTTTCCCAGCGGTCGGTTTCCTCTGACACGCTTCCCCAGCCTGTCTTTGGAGTGGCGAACTGGCCAAACGGATCATAAACGCTGGCAAAGTTTCCAAGAGCCATGAATTGAAAGAACGGGTTCACGACAAGGTTTGATTCAGCCGCCTCCACAAGTGCCGGCGACAATTCGGGCATCTCGTCACAGATGAACAGCACGCGAGCGGTGTGAATGCCGATGAGCTTCCCGATGTTTTCCTTTAGCTTCGCCCGGTCGCCAGGGATCAAAAACATGCCCGCCTCGCTATCCGGCCAGATTTTGATTCCGTCGGTTGTTCGTATTTTGCAGGTCGAGCTGGTCAGCTTTCCGGGAAGCAATGGCCGTCCGTTCTTGTCGCTCGCCGCCATGAAATACTCCTCCACGGCTCCCCAGATACGCTTGCGTGAATCACTCAAACTGGTGGACGTGAAAAGGACAATCGTCTTTCCTGGTTGACAGAGCCAGTTGACGATTCCCCACATTGCAGCGAAGCGACTTTTCCCCGACGCGGCCGCGCCGCTGAGGGCCAGTCTTTGGTTCTGACATGACTCGGCCAACATGAGTTCATTCCATGGATTCCACTGGAAATGACACTTGGATTTTGCGCCCCAGAAATGGCGCACGATGTTCTTGAAGTGATAGGGACGATTGTCGGGATCGCCGCCCATCGCAGCGGTGCCCATGCGGAAGGCGAGAAGTTCAACGTCCAGATCGGTCAGCCCTTCGTCCCAAATCAATCCATAGCGGGTGATGGCCATTAACGGGTGGTTGTTTTCCTCTGCTCGTAATTCTGCAAGCCCATCCCGAAGATGGACAGCAACGCAAAGATTGTCCCGCGTTCGATTCCCTGCTCGCGCATCGTTGAGTAAATGTCCTGAAGGGACAAAGGCACAAGCAGGTTTGAAGCTGTTGACTCGGGTGTGACCGGCTGTCCAACCACGTCTTTACCAGTCAGAAGGTTTAGCCCTGTTCCAATCGCAGGGCTTAGTTTTGAACGAAGGAATCTTGCAGTCACGTCGGCAGCATTGGGGGCGCCGTAGGGCACTTTTGGTCCGCGTATAGGAACTATGTTGCCTTTGCTGGTTTTGGTTTCCCCTGATCCAAGGCGTGAAAGCAGAACGGTGTTCTGGAGGAGTCCAGCCATCGGGTCAATTCGTGTGTTGCCATACCGGAGTTTTCCGAAGTCAGCGGAGCGCGGGTCTTGCTCAATCGTGGCGCCATCCATTTGAGCCAATCCGTAAACAACGGCGGCGCCAGCCAAGAAGCGACCGTACTCCTTCGCCATCAGCGTTCGGGTTCTCGCGCTTCCACGATAGAGAGGTTGGCCGGCGAGGAGTTGAAATCGGCTGGCGACGTAGCGGGGTGCAAAGAATACCGTGTTGAGTCCGACCAAGGCGTTTTCCTTCATGCCCAGATTGCCGCGTCCGGTGGCCACGTTGACGAAATTGGCGATGGCGTTTACTTCGGTCGGCGTAAGCTCTTTACCATCTCTGGCCAAGGAATTTGACATTGCGTCGAATGAGTCGGCTCGGAGCTTGTTCAGGAATGTGACGTACGCTCGCTGAGAACTCGCCACTACTTTTCCAGGAATGGTAATTGGAGAAAGCGCAATCTTACCGGCTATCCCCATGTTCTCGGACAGCTTTGGAATCTTGTCCACCCATCGGGACATGTACGCTTCTTCCATCTGTGAGAGCTTGTGACCGTGCTCGGACAAGTAGAGCTTTCCTTGCTGATAAATCGGGTAGTTCTTGCGAGCTAAAATCTCTTGGTCAACCGCATGTTGTCCCGCCTCGGAACGGAAAGCCCGGAACATGGCTGGGAAAGATTTGGCAGCCCGGATCGGGTGGGCGAAGGCTATGAATCCACCCTGACGAAGAACTCCAGAAAAGTCGGAACTCGTCACCACGGCTCGGGACAGGTTCAAAACCTCTCCCGCTGTGTCGAACACCTTTCTCGGAAGGCTTCGGTTGGCAAGCCGGTCTTTCATCAGAGCCTCATGCCATGCAACCTTGGCCTTGGACATTTCGTAATGTAGCCGGTTCGCCTCCGAATCCATTGGGATAATTCGTTTCTGCTTTTTGGAGAAGTCTCCACGCGAAAGTCTGTCTTTTAGGTCAGCCGTTTGCCTTGCCAGCCTTGCCTTGAGTCCTTTCAACGCGATGGCTTCTGGATCGCGCTCTGGCTTGGGTTGTAATCTCTCTCGGATGAATTTCCGTTGCTCCTTCAACTCATCAAGCCGCTTAATTCTTTCAGCATTTTCAGGTGTTTCAACCTTCTCGGTCTTTCCTTTTGGAAATACGGTTTCGTGTTCTATTTGCTTCTCAAGCTCGTCAATCCGTTTATCCAGAACCGCCGTCCTGCGTTGTGCCTCGACATCCAATGGTTGAGGGCTTGTCTGAATCAACTCCCGGGCATATTCCCGCTCCGCCTTCAAAGCCTCAATTCTAGCCTTCGCCGCTTCAAGTGCCGGGCTTGTTCCCAAGAACGGCTTCTTTCCAGCCGGGAATATCTCTCCGGTCTTTAGCTGACGTTCGAGTTCTGCAATCTGTCGAGTAGCAACTTTTTCGGCCAATGCCAATCGCTGTTCGTCAGTCAATCCCGGCTTCTTGAAAATCTCCTCATGCTCTGCCTTGAGCGCCTCGTATTCCTTCTTCATCGCTTCCAACTGGGGGTCGGTTGGCGATGGCGTCTTGGTCTTTACCAGCTTCTCCCGCGTCTCAATCTCCTGCTTCAAATCTGAAATTCGGTTTCGGTAATAGGTCTTGCGCGCGGTCAATGCGGAGGCAAGTTGAGTCGCAGGATCAGTGACGACAAAGCCACCCTTCTTCTTGGCCTCGTTCACCAATTTTATTAGTCGTCGTTCCTCATCACTTGGAGAACGCCGTTCGACACCTGTCTTTTGTGGTGCCTGTCCAGCCTGCATGTCCTCCAGCTTGGCGACCTGCTGCATCTGGCCTTTCAGGTCGCGCAACTGAACGCTGATTTCATCCTTGGTCAGTTGCTTGAAGTCTCCATAACCGCTGATGGCGTCCATCGTCTCGCGCCGGGTGAATGACGGGTCAATGCTTTCCAGAACGCCGTGCACGGCGTCTATGAGAGCCTCGCGTTCTCGTATGCCAGTCTCCACAAATGCGCGAGCCAGTTTTTGAACAAGCGGCGTAATTTCATCGCGCTTTCCGGAGTCAATACGCTCTTTGATTTTGGTCGTGGCTTCGGCTTCTTTGGTGGCTGCGTCTTTGGGGGCACGCTTGACACGCTCGGCTGTTATTTTGCCGTGCTTTTTTTCGAGCTGTGCGCTTTCGGTTTCAAGTTTTGCTTCACTGGCTTTTCGGATTTCGTCCAGATGGGGTTTGATCCAGTCGCCCACGTCCCGGATCATGGCTTCAGACCACTTGGCAAGTTCGACCACGCCGCGGGTCAGCTTGGCCGCGCCGATGATTGACAGATCGGCAAGTTCGGTCGGATCAATGCCTGCGGTGAGCCGTCCTCGACGCTCTTTGATTCGAGCCAGAGCCGAATCCGCCTGCTTCTCCATGTAGGTCGCAAACTGTTCGGCAATCTTCAGGACTCTCGGGTGATATGGCGGTTGCTCCTTGCGTGCCGCCTGCTCAACTTCGTCCAGCGCGTCTTGAACGGCCCGCTGCGCTTCCTTGGCTGTCGTGGCGGCAACGTAGTCGTCGTAAGCCTTCTGAGTCTCCTCAATCTTCTTGTTGAGCCTGACGACTTCGGAACGCTCTGCGTCGGTCAGCGGAGCACCACCCTTTGCCGCACGCTTCTCCAGTTCCATTTTGGCCAGCGTGAAATCCTCGTAAGCCATCATTTTTCGGGCGTTGAGTCCTCGCCCAGTCGCCGTGCCGACCTTCTTGTTGATATTGTAAAGGTCAAGCAACTGGTCGCTCAGTCCGGAGACGCGCGCCTTTTCGGTGGCAACAGCCTCCATTCGTCCATCCTCGTACGCTTGCGCGAGATCGCGTGTCGCCTTGCCGTACTCGTTCTGGAGGTCAATCTGGCGGTGGAGAAGTATGGCGTCCTCGATGTCTGTGACGGCATGAGGATTCTCCCGAAGTTGGTTTATCAGCGATTGTTGGTACTCCGGGTCATGGTCAATCAGGGCCATGGCGCGATCCCAGACTTCTCCGAAACTGCGCTTGGCCGGTTGCATGGCGGGCGGAAGTCCACGCTTGGCCCGCTCCTTGTCAACAACGGCATTTTTGATTGACGTTGCCAGTTCTGGACTTCGCTCGAATTCAGACGGGATGGCGCCACCCATGCCGGGACCGACTTCGGCGGGTTCAGCCTTCTCTTGAGATTTGACCTGCTGCTGAACCCATTCCCTGTCAGCCTTGGATATGTTTCGCACCTTTACCTTCGTGGGTTCGGTGCTTGAAGTCGGGATTTTCTTTGCACGCTCTAAAACTTCAGAAAGGGCCTCTTTTGTGTTCCAAATTCTAAATGTTCCATCTCCTGGAATATCAATGGTGACTTTCTTGCCGTGAATTTCAAGCGCCTCCTGAATCTCCTTGGAGTATTTCGGGACATCCTCGCCATTTCTTTTAACCGTCTCGCTCATGTGCTCCCCAAGCGTGGATTCGTGGTAAAGCGTCTTTCCTTTCACGTCCACGCCGTAAGCGATCTTCAGCGGCTCCTTGCCGATTACATCCACCATTGGTTTTGCTTCCTCAATCGCCTTCTCCAACCTATCAACCAGCTCCGATTTGACTTCCTTTGCTGACCGCGCGCCTTCGGTTTTGGCTACGGATTTGACTTCTGCTTCGACCTTGTCGACAGCGGCAGACGGAGTGGCTTGTTTTTCGACTACTTTCTTTGTCGTCTCAGATTTGGCGGGAGTGGTAGGAACAGCGGCGGTCGGTTCCCCACCAACGGGTGTCAGTGGCTCGACCGCCGCCTCCGTCCTTTGTGCATTGGGTTGCTCGACGGGAGCGGAAGGTGTTGGTTCTTCAACCGCTGGCTCTGCTTTCTCCTCAGTCCTCAGTGGCGCATTTTCGACATCGGCGGCAACAGGCGCTTTGACTTCCGGCGAGACTTCGGCCTGTCCGGGTGCATTGGGTGTCCCGGATGGCGCGAGTTGTAGGTCATCGCTGCGATCCGCTTCGCCTCCTTCAATGGCTTTCCCCGGCTCACGTAACTGTCCCGTATCCGTTCGTATTGTTTTGGCATTTGAAACCTCCGTGGTTGTTTGTTCAATTACTGCAGCTGTCTGCGGCGCGAGAATCTGTAAATCGGGTGAGACGGCAATAAAAGTCTCTGGCCGTTCGACTTGTCGGGTTCTGGTGGATTCACCGCCCGTCAATTCTCCCTGCCTGACCTGACGCTCCATTTCCTTCGCGGCAATATCTAGCGCCTGATTTTGAGTAGGCAGCAGAGTCTTGCCTGAGGTCGCCGCCACGCCGGGTAAAGAAGTCGGCACTTGTTCAGCCATCTTGGTTGCGATGTAGCTTCCAATGACAACCCCGGTGACGGCCTTGGCGATATCGGCTTTCGTGGCGTCGGGATCGCTGGCGACTTGTTGCAGGTTCTTGATGGACTCAGGAACGCTCTTAATTGCCCCTCCAGCCATGACTGCCTTGCCGCCTGTCTTGAGCAACGCCAACTCTGGCCCAGCGGCAAACGCAGGCAGGGACGAAATCATTTCTCCGGTTGTAAACCCAGACGCGATTTCTTCAGCGCCTTTGGCAACTCCCGTTATCGGGTTGTCTGGTCCGGTCAGCGTGCCTCGCGGCATCCCGGGAGTCAGCTCCTCCACCATCTGAACTGGCTGCTGAATCAATCCCTCAAGATTGGCGCCATTGTATTCGGAAACAACTGGACGGCCAGCAATGGCGTTGACCGTCTTGTTGATTAGGTTGACAGGATTGGCAAGGTTTCCAACTACCTCCGCGCCTTGATTTCCAAGAAACCCAAGCGTCTTTTCAAGCCACACTGGACTTGCTTCCGATTTAGCTTCTATCTCCTGCTTGATCTTTGCCCGTTTCGCCGCTCGTTCCTCTCCGAGCATTTCTATTTGGCCTCGGATGCCAACATTGGTTGCGGCGCGCGCCGTCTCGGAAAGATTGATCGCCTGAGAAACCGCACCAAGTCCATGCCTGACGTTGTTCCTCTGAATCAGCCTCGGAACTTCATCCGAAATGTCCCGCTCCGACATCGCATCGGGAAATTCAACGATGCCAATATCGGGAATTTCAACTTCGGTTGGCATCGGGTCATTGTGGGACGAGTCCTTCGGGAGTCCACTTGAATCGTTTGCCGGATGTGGTCGCGGGTGGTTGTTGGGGAGATACACTTGGAGCGGCGGAATTTGTCAACCGCTTCCCAGTCTCGGGATTCCATCCCTTGCTCTCCAATCTGATCTTCAATTCGTTCATCAGATTCGTCCGGCTTCTTCCAAACGCAGTTCGCGTGTCGCCGGTCGCCAGCTCAACCTTGTGGTCGGCGTATGCCTTTAGCTCTTTTGCTGTTTCCGCGTCGGGCGTGTTCTCCTTCATCGCCTCATGCTTGGCAACCGTCATGCGCTCGGAAACCTTGCCCTCGTCGCCTTCGGTGGCGACCGTAACATCCTTGGGTTCGGTGTCTCGCAACTTCCCGAATTCAACCCGCTTCTCAACCAGGCGTATCAGCGCCGGGTCGGCTTTTGATTCTTTGAGTGAGCGGAGATATTCCGCATCCTTCTCCAATGCCCCGGGACTCCAGTTGGGATTCGCAACCTTGTAATCGTAATACTCAAGAGCCAGATCATGCTTGGCCTGCAACAGCTCCTTCGCCGCCTCATTCTTGGGATCAATCATCCTGAGTTGGTTCTGGAATCGCTGCTCGATTTGATCCTTGGTTGCCTCACCGCGCAGACCAAGTAATTCCTTGGCCCCTTCAAGGCGTTGCGCGATGTGCTCCTTGGCAAATTCAGCTCTGGCGCCGATTAGTTCCTTTGAAGCCTCCGTTCTGGCGCCGATTAGTTCCTTGCCTTGAGCAACCTTATCAATGAACTGAGTGAACCTGCCAGTCTTAGGATCGGTCCAGCCTTGCACAACAGTTCCATCATCAAGAGTAATTGTTGCTGGAGTTGTGGTTGCCTTGGTGTGGTCTTTGTAATCGTCCAGAATCCCACTCCAGTTCGCCGGGTTCTCGTAAAGCGGCTTTCCATCCTCGTCCACCGCATACCATTTCGATGCAACCTTTGCGCCTTCAGGACCGGACTCCGCTAGTTTCAAAAGCGAAGTGCCGACATGCTTCCCCATCATGTTCTTGGCCTTGGAGGTTTCGCCCATGATGGCGACCCGCTCCAATTGCATGTTCATCCCGATTATCTTGGATGCTTGGGAAAGGTGAGCGTTGGCCGCGTGGGTTGTCAGCGGATTGGCCAGGAACTCGGGATGCACCTGATAAAATTCAATGGTCTTGTAAGCCAGCCCAAGATCGAGCGGAGGGAGTTTCCTTTGATTCTCTTTCTGCCCGGTAGGTGGAATTACAAAACGAGGCTGCGTGGCTGTTGGCCGGCTGACGGGACTCGGCGCCCCAGACGCTTCCGAAGTGTCTCCCTGATACGCTGGAGGATTATCCGCCTCGCTCGTGTCCCCCTGATATGTTTCGGCTTGAGCCATAAGCTAATGATTGTCGAACCAGCCGATGTCTCCTCCAGTTCCGCCTGTTCCCCCACCGGCAAAATCAGACCATGTTTTGGCCCAACCGTCGAGTGCCTCAATCTGTTTGTTCATTTTCTGGCCCCCTTGCGAGTAATGAACGCCGCGAGAGATTGATTGGCCAGCACCCGCCCCGCCAGCGATTGCGATGCGCTGACCTTCAAGGGCAGGGGTGAAACTGTAAGTGCCGTCGAATAATCCCATAAGTCATGCCATTGCTGCGCCGGCAATGTCGCCGGCAAGTTGAACAAGCGTGTCTTCGAAACGTACCCACTGTTGTCCGAATGATCCATACCAGTCCCACTGGTTCTGAACGTAGTCCCTTTGGAACTTTGCGTTCCTCTCCTCGGTGGCCAAGCCGATTTGTTGCTGCGGCGTTACGAACATTGAACTCACATCGAACTGATTCAATCCAGCCTTACTCTGTGCGATCCAGCGTTCGGCGGCGCTCAATCCCTTTCCCATGATATCCAGACTCGTCAATCCAAGGTCGCGCGCACCAAGGTTTCGGGCCATGCCAGAACCTCCGAATCCTCCGTAAAGAGACTTACCCGCCGCACTCCGCATGACCTGATCGGAAACGTCTCCGGGAACTTTACCTGCCAGCCAGTCGGAAATGTTGGCGGTCGCCTTGTCGCGCACCTTGGCGTACCCCGGCATCGCCTGCTCCAGCATCTTCTGAAGCTGGTCGGTGTTGAAGGCGTTTGTTTGACCGGCAAGTTTCTGAGCGCCGGGAAGTGCGGCGAGATTGCCAGAGATGGCCTTGGCCTGCTCTTGCTGTGCAGAGATTGGTTGAAACTCTGGTACTTTTGGCTTGCCGCCCCAAAATTCCGCGAATAAAGCGATTTTAGATCAACACTCCTTTCATTGCATATTCATCACAGATGGACCTCCGATATGTCTCGGAGTTAATCGAATCGGTTGCACCACTCCGTGACCGCGATAATGCGACAACTCCCGGCGCAGGGCTTGCACGGCCCGGGCTTCCCATTGAACAGCCTGATCGAACTCATTATTTTCCGACTTGCGAATGCTTTGGCACATATCCTTGATCGCCGGGAGATTCCCGATTAACAGCCAGTCCTTGTCCACCTTCGCCGGAATGAATTCCAGCTTGGCCATTATTGTGACTTGAACATTCTCGCAGTTATTTCCCAGGTTGCCGATGAAACTGCGGCGATAAGACGGGTTGGTTTCGCTCGGCTCATAGACGGCAAGTGCGCGTTGCGTCGTCAGCACCGTGTTGTATTCGTAGAGCCGCACATTGCCGTTAGTCTCGGGTTTCTGAACGGCGACGAGACAGCTAAAGGTCTTGGTGGAGAATTGCGGCGTGGTGGATATGCTTACAAATTCTCCGTCAATCCATTCGCCTCCGACCTGCGTGCGAATCCAGTTCCCGTTTTCGTCCATGCCTTGCAGGAGAATCTGCGCGTCGGCATCCTCGGCCACGTCCGCATAGACCTTGATCTTCTTGTTCTCGCCTATGATGTCCGCAAAGGTGCAGGCGTTGCCGCGGTCGTAGAGCTGGGTTCCGCCGCAGCCACCACAACAACCCGTACTTCCTGAGGAGCAATCGTCTTGAAGGCCACTGGCAGATTGTAAAAACTCGAACCATTCGTTTCTGATGGTGATGGGACAATCCGAGACGGCGATTGCCTCGATTGCCGCAACGTGGCGCGGCCAAGTAATGGCGCCATCTGAAACACAAAGCGCATATCGTGCGAACAAGCCGTAGAACAGCTCGCCTGTTTGTACCAATCGTTGTTGGGCTTCATTTAGATAGCCAATAAATCTGTCATCGGTCGGAGAAAGATTCAGGACGCGGGCGATTCCGCTCGTGGGGTCTTTGGCGTTGGCTAGGGTTGTTCGTGCCATGTTAAGGAGTGAAAAATTGACGCGCAGTTCTTTTCACGAAGTAAACCCCTCGGTAAGGCGGCATCGTATTGTGTCCTTGTCCTCCGTCTGTGTTCTCGAAAGGAAAAGAGCCATCCTCATTCGCCGGTGTCGTCTGCGCCACCCCCGATGATGCAAGCGGCGCTAGCCATTGCGGAGAACCCGTCTCGATATTCGCCTTGAATCCCGGCAGCGTGGCAGTCAGGGGAATGGTCGCGGGCAGTTCGTCAGCCGTCAGAACGTGGTTCTCCTCACCACCCGTTCCGCCTACGCTGACGTTGGTGCTCGCCGGTGCAGGCGACGTGCCGACGCCCAACGGAAACCTGAAATCAAAATCCGTGTCGCGTTCCCACATCGCGCCGGTGGTGGCGGTCGGTGTGGTAGTGCTTGGATCACTGCCGTCGCCTCCGTCGTAACTCCAGATATCGGCCTCTGCGCCAACGAAGATTCTCCGCTCGTTCGCATCGGCAAGGTTGGGGCTTTTCCACCCGCCGTCGTAGTAGTAGAGCCTACCGTCACTGGTTTTGAACCAGAGCGAATCCAGACGGTCAGCAACCGACGGCTCGGTGTTGCTGTTGATTATCTTGTTGAAGCTGCCCGGAAGATAACCGGAGAGACCTGCGGTGATGTCGAGGGCGAATCGCTGAGGCGTGGTAAAACAGTATTCCAATCCTCCGGGCAATCCCGCGAAGGTGAATTGGATGCTTGCGTTTTGCACTTGGATTGATTGTTACTCTGGATCAGAGCTATATGCAAACATATCCGGTGAGCAACACGATAGGACGTTTTCGCATTCGTTCATAAGTTTCCTCCACTTGGAAGCTCTTGGACTTCCGTACAGTTTATCCTGAGTTGTTTCAACCGACCGAATCCGGTCATGTTCAGCAACACCTGAAACTCATATCCGTTGCGATACATCTTTTTCAGGATCGGGTCAAAAGTGTCTGGTGGTTGCACGAACTGACGTTTGGGACGGTACTGTTCCTTGTAGTTGGGAAGCGTAGGGCACACGCCGAACTCCCCGGCGCAAAGTTTGTACTTGGCGCATTCCTGCCATGAGTCCCAGTCAATCCAGCACGGGTAGGAGTCGGGCCGGAAATCCAGATCGAAGTCCACCGTTCCGGCCAGCCGGTCGAAGAACAGGTCGCCAGATTCAAGCTGGTTCATGTCGAACTTGCTTCCAAAATCCATGCTGCGGCTCTCCAGCGACCACTGTATCCGAACGTCATCGCCGTTGTTGTCGAAGCGTTCGTCCTTGGTGATTTCCCACAACTCGATTTTGTCGGATGAGTTGAGCACGTAGGCGAAGCAGCGTTTCACCCCGAAGTGTTTCACGGTGACAACCTGAAGGATTCTCAGTCCGGTCCAGATGCCTTCCCACGCGGGCGGCAGTTTTCCGCGCATCCCTGTAATCAGGTCGAAGTCCAGCACCACAAGGCAACGGTGGTAGGTACCGTGACCCGCTGAGAATCCCGGCGCGGCGGTCATCAGCAATCGGTTGTCGAACTCCACGCCGTTGCTGAAGCGAAGGAAATCATCCGGGTCGGCGCTCAGGATGCGGGACATTTCGCTGCTGATCGGAGTGTTCCCCCACTGTCCCGAATTTCTTACGGAGAACGCGAGCGACCGTATGCCGTCGTTGCTGCGGTAAAACAAATCCTCGTTCACGTTCACCACCGACGATTGGGAGAAAGAACCGTTGGCCAGTTGAACCATTCTCTGCAAAGGTTGGCTGGTGTTCTTCCATGTCGCGCGATCCTGAGGCACCAATGTTGAGAACACCGTGCTTTCGGTGAACACGATCAACTCTCCTTGACCCAGCACCGTGTTGATATTGGCGATGGGTTTCAAGGCGGTGATGTCTCCGGCCTGTGTCGGCACGGCAAAAGAGCCGCCTTCGTTCAGAAACGTGTTCTCCTCGAACTTGAGCATGGAATCCCGATAGCCAAGCCCGGCGGTGCCATTCGGTCCAAAGACAATATCACCTCCAAGATACTCTCGCCCGCGAGCCACCCACAACCGGCCCATGTAATAGACGATCTGGTTGGCGGTCGGGACTTCGTTGGGCAGGGCGCGTCGGGCAGAGGCGCCGTTATAGATGAAAGGTTTGCTCACCCCATCCTGGATGATGAAATAATTCTCACCCTGGCAACACCACGCCTGATCCACGTTCGGAAGGTTGTAGTCGCCGGCAATCGAAATTTCCTTTACGGCAAACGTGTTGTTGTTTGAGAGGTTGATCTGGAAGATGCGACCGCCTGCGGAGTTTATCAGCGTTCCGGAGCCGTCGTCGGGATTGTAGTCACCGGACACCTGAAAGAGTCCATCCTCGAAAGCTGATTGAACATCCTCCGACTCGAACTCAAGCGTTCTCTTGTGAAATCCGGGGCGGCATTGCGCCCAGCCTCCGCGAAACGTGGCGTTGATCGCAAACGCCCACTGATTCTTTTCTATGAGGTTTGGAGTTCGTCCGGAATCGACTCCCGCTTCGCTGGAAATGTAACCGTCCGATCTTCGTTTTGGAGCGTGCGTGGCCACATCAAGGGATGTAGTTCAGTTCCACCACGCGAGCATGAGCAACCCACCGGATGTTGGTCGCGGCTGCTCCGGTAACAGCGAGCTTCAAAGAATCGTTGGCAACATCGGCGCTGATTGCGAATTGTCCTACAAGTCCCCAGCCGGCGCCGATTGATCCGGCGTCGGCGGCGATGATGGCGATGGTCGCGGCGGCGGTCATCGCCGGGACTCCTCCGACATTCTTGATTGAGCCTTTCGCCTCCCACGATGCTGTGTCTCCGGTCGTTTCCTCGCGTCCAACGAGAAGAAGTTTGAACACCCAGGAAGTGTCAGCCCGGACAACAGCTCGGGCGACCGTATTGTCCAAGAATAACTCGGTCGGGGTTGCATCGGTCGTGGCGCCAAACCAGATCAACTCCGTCGCCTGCGCGTCACCGATGTTTTCAAAAAGTCCATTGGCGTGGGAAACCTGTCCGATCAAATCGGTTCGTGCGGAGAATCCTCCGGTGATGGTACTGTTGGCTGCGGTCGCGTCGTTATTCTTTCCTCCAACCACAACAGCCGCAGAACCGGAAGCGATGTTGGAATGGCCGCCGCCCACCGCGCTACTGACCCCGCTGGCGACATTGCCATCACCCCCAGCCACCGTTGCGTATGTGTTGCTGGATTCGTTGAGCAACCCACCACCAACCGAGCTGTTGAGCGCGGAAGCGGTGTTCCCCTTTCCACCGGACACAACCGACTCCTGACCGCTGGCAACGTGTGTCGCAACCGTGCGCTGCACCTGAAGATCGACGGCGCTTGTCCCGCGGGCGTTTCCTCCCGAACCGCTCGCTTGAATCGCGCCGTCGTCTGTGATGACAACAAATGAATCCTGCAATGGAACTGGTTTCCCGGAAGTGCCATCATACCTCGGGATGCCGTTGTCCTGAACAACTGTGTTCGGCTGCACGGTGACGTAATTGACGCCAAGCACTTGCGCGGAGTCCGCGGCGAGAACCTTGCCGTTTGTTCCCACCGGAATTCTGGCAGCCGCCGAATCGTATCCCTGAATGTCTCCCTTGGTGGTGAGTGAGCTTGCGCCCGATGCGCCGTCGGCTCCCGGCTCTCCCTTCTCGCCCGCAGGACTGACCTGCGAAGATGCCGGCACTATGGTTGTCGGAGGAGAGTTCGCATCCAACGCGAGGTTCTCAAGCTCAAGGCTTGTGCTGGACGGTTTGGAGATGACTTCGTAAAACCCACCGCCTTCGACGAAAACAATCTGCCCAACTGCCGCCCATTCGGAGGTTAGAACATCTACCGTGACATTTGCGTTGTCTACTGGTTGGGTGAAGTCTGCAGACGTAAGAGTGAAAGCGTTTACTCCGTTGGTCCCGTCGTTGCCATCAGCACCGTCGGCGCCTTGTGGGCCGGGGATATTCTCCACAACCGGGTCGGTGCAATCGCAACTCATCCATGCTTGACTATCACCTTGGGATAATTACGTCAACTTAATTAACCGCCGCCCCAGCGTGGAATCCCACGCCCGGAGCTGTCTCATGTTTAACACAGGTTACGAAAGAACGTGAGGCGACGATTTAAGGTTTCTCCGAAGTGATTTCCAGCACCCGGCACTCGCGCTGTTTCTGTCCGGAGAGTTCTTCAAAACAAACCGCTACGGCGAGCGCGGCCCACATATGGCTCGACACCCCGTACAAACGGCCACGGTTCTTCTTTGTGCCCGGTGGTCCGAACTTGTCTATGAGAGCTTGCCGGATGTTTGAGTCCTTTGCCTTCATGGAGTGGCAAAGGTGCATCTTGACCTCTCGCCGATAAACCAGGTGGCATTCGACTTGTCGCGCCTCTGCGATTTGCTGAATGCGTCCAATGTGAAGGCAGGTTTCAAATGTCTCGGCGCCGACAGGCATCCCGTAGCACGCGATCATCTCAACGGCCAGCGTAAAGGGCTTTGATATTCCTTGAAGGAATGTCCGGCATAGTTCGTTGGTTAGCATCGTTGCTTCCTGGACATTGGCGCCGTCCCACTGAACGATGGCTGACTCGGATGGTCCTGGGTCAATCGCTACTATCATTTGAACTCCTTTCTCGCCTCGATGCTCTCGCGCTCCAGCCAGTTATGATCGCGCACCACAATGTCCATCCCCGCGCGCTCCTTGGCCCAGGCGAGTTCGATCCGGGTGGGTTGATCCAATCCAGCGGGCGTTGGTGAAATCGTTGGTGGTGCACTCCGGCTTGGATTTCCTTCGCTGGTCAGTCCAGCCGCATACATGCGGGCGCGGCGTCGACGCTGGTAGAGGGTGTTAGGTTTCATTGTGTGTTTCAGAATTGAATTGGTTCACAGAATTCCCGAAGCCGCCTAATGAGTGCCGGACCTCGGTTGTCTGTCATTCTGGCCGCCAAGGTGTTTCCTGTGTCGTTAGTGGTAACTATGATCGGGAGCTGAAATGCAAAACGCCTCTCGATCAGACCGAATAATTCAACCTCTGCCCGCTCCGTCATTTTTAGCTTTCCAAGATCATCAAAGAACAGCATTCCCACCGAAGCGGTATCTTCCAGCCATGTCTCCGCATCCTCGCTTTTGTAATGCTTGGCAAGTTCGTGCCCAAACCCGACGCAATCAAACCAGCGGAAACTTATTTTTTTCTCAACGCTTTCAAATGTCTTACGTATTACCTCCCAAGCTATTCTGGTTTTGCACTTTCCGGTTTCACCGAGAAGTATCAACCCTTTTGAACCATACTTCCACTTCATGGCTTGCTCATACTGAGATGGAAATCGTGATGTGTCAGATTCCTGGTAAAGTGGCGGGCAAATCTTTTTGAATTCTTCCTTCCTCCGGACCGCCTTACATTCCTGGCACACTGACGAAAAACTGTATCCTGTCGAGTACCTCGATGCCTCCGACCATGTCTTAGAACAGTCCTCGCACCGATAGAAGTCTTTTATTTCAGTCTCAAAATCCGTTGACTGGCTCTGAACCTCTAACTGGCTGGACAGATCGTTGAGTGCCCCCTTGGTTAGTTCCTTCATGTTTTTCATGGATTATAGGTTGGTCTTTCGCGGCGTAATAGCCATCGAATTTGGTTTTGTTGAACAGGGTTTCAGGGCGAAGATACTCAGCTTGGTCAGTTCCCAACCACCGCTTACACTGTCTCGTTATCATCTGACGAACACCATCAATAGTTACTTCGGATTCATTTAGCCTGGCCGATATAAAGGTAAGGTTTGAATCAGTTTCCCGGAAGTGACGACCAGAAGCCTCGTTCAGAATATGCAATGCCGCTCTGGAGTCTTTGTGATAATGACTCCTCTCCCCCTTAACCCCCTCTTTCGATACAGAGGCAGATTCAGAAGCAGAGGCAGAGGCAGAGTGATTCAATGTAACGCATTTAGCGTTACGTAACGCATTGTAACGATCCCTGTGCTTTTGAACCCTTATCCTGGTAGCAACTGCCTTTGGGTTAGAACTTAACCTGTCTCTGAACGATAAGTAATTCAGTACAAGCCATCCATCGTCAAGAGTTTCAATCCTCTTCCCGTCATTGTCTGGAGTTCTGGATTTTGGATCGGGAGATTCAAATTTCGATAGAGCCTCCAGGCAAGCTTCGTTTGTGACTTTTGACTTCCCGGCAAGCCAACCAACCGATCCTCGAACAAATCCATCAGCGTTACATAACGCCAGTAGCGTTACCCACACCTTGCATGTTTCGGGAGGTTCATCCCAGATAGAGCTGTCAACAATGTCCGAAAACAGCTTGGTGTATCCGTCGCTCATTCTAAAACCCTAAAAACGTCAGCCTGTGTGAACGAGCAGGTGAAAACCAAGACGGTAGTCTCAGCCAAGCCTACGGGGGCACAGACCGACGTTGTTAAGGTTCTGGTGAACATTCAGTGGCTCGTTCAAAAGTCACGCGAGGAGTTCACCACACTCCCGTCCGACCGTCAACAAAAATCTCTCAGCCCCGCCCCTGCGCCGCTATCCTCGCCTCGATGGATTCACCCACCATCGCCCTCAACTCCTTACCCAGCGCCACCGCCGTCTCCGCACGCAACCGCACAAACACCGTCTCCGTACTCGAGCACGCATCCGACAGCGCCGCGATCAACAGCAATAACTCTTGCAGGTCCATACCCCAAATCCTGAGGCACAAATCCACCAGTACGCAATAGGCAGTTGACCCGACACGGAGTATGGAAAAAGACTAGCACTTGACAGAACCTGGGAACGTGTGCGATTGGTCTTCGCATGTCTTTGCCAAATCAATTTCGCCCGCAGCCGCTCCCGAAAGGTGAGCACGGAAAGTCCGGCAAAGACATTTCGCTGCGGGCGAATTCATTTTCTCCATCACCAGATTTAGTCTTTGGCCCCAATGGCTGGCAGCCAAGGCCAAAGATAAGCGTCAAACCAAGACACACGCCCAAACAAGCCCGCGAGTTCCGTTACTCCGAGCGTTGCATGGGCCAGTGACCGAGATAGAGCGGGCAGTTGACACAGTAGGGCCGCTGATTGGCCCAATCGCTGCCGAAATGCTGTTCCCGAGCAGGGAAGCACGCCTCTCGTTAATCAGCACAAGGAGACTCCTCTGCCGTCCGGTTTTACAGCGTGACCCTTCCCGGACCAACCCAATAAGCATGAGCCTTTCACCACTCCAGCCGCGCCCATAACCATACTTTTGGTGGAGGACGTGTCTCGTGCGCTAGCATCGTTCTGACTAACTACCTCAACGGAGATGGATGAACCCAATCAAGCCTATCGCCCTTGTCCTCGTTGTGACGCTTTAACAACGGCTGAAGGTTTAAGTAATTGCAGGCCAAATTCCTCTCAGCCTCATTCGTTAAGTCAAATGACGAAATTGGTTTAATGTGATCCACAACCCAATGCTTCCCGTAATTTTCCCACGTCATACCATCGTAAAACTTGGATTCCAAATAATCCCTTAGCTCGCTTCTTGAGCATCCAATTCTGTTAAGTTTTTTGGTCGTCCTGTTCTTTGGTTGACGCAGAACTTTACGAAGTCGATTACGAAGATTCATGGTCAGCCGGAACACAGGATCGGCTTTGTACCTCTCCATGATCCTGTCCGCGCTCCTTCGTATGACAGACTTTCGGAAGGCTGCGTTGGTTCTATATTTTCTCTTTCTCCACTCACGCCTCTTAGGGCCTTCAACTCGCTTCCTTTCAGGGTGATTGCGCTTGCACCTGGAGCTGCAGTACCGTGCGCTTTTCCAATGCGTGGTGAATTCTTTCCCACAGGTGACGCAGAGAGCCTTGAACCCAGGCTTTAATTCCTTCCCACAGTGCGGACAAACTCGCTTTTTCATCAACACAGCGTAGGAATTATTCTAGCATTGGTCAATAATATAATCCTTGAAAGTAGCCCGTGACGCTAAAGCCTCCCCGCGTGCGAAGGCCACCGGGTCAAAGGGGGCTGCCGGGTCGTCGTGGTGGCGGCTGGGCCAGAAAAAACAATCCTTTTTCCGTGGGATCGGCTGCAGGCTGGCCAGCCATGTCCGCGGCCGTCGTGGTGATTGGCCAACCAATTAAAGGCGCACAATGCTAGTTATGGTCACACTGTTGGTCAGGCAACCGTGTCCACGTCAATGACTTGCTGCGCTTGTGGTGTTACCGATTCGGCAACCTGGGCCGGCATACTACCTGTTGTGGCATCGACACCACAAGCTGGCCTCGCAACCTCGCCTCGATCCAGGACTGTCACGTTCCACTGCGGGGCGCTCGCCTGGGCGGACCAGCCGTGTAGCTTGTCCCCGGATTCGACAAGCGACTTCAGCGTTCCCGCGCGCTGGATGACTTCCTTGACGTTTTTCGGCGGCTTGGCCTCTAGGACCGCTGCGGACTGTTCTGTCGCCGTGGCGAGGCTCTGGCGAAGTTTGCGGCTTGCTTCGTTTACGATGGTGGAAGCGTGGGTAGCCAACCTTGCTGTTACAGTGGCTACCATGCCTGGAGTTGGGCCGGCCATTGCGGCTGTAGCCTGTTGTAGTGCGCGCGCCTTGCCACACGTAACGCCGCGTTTAGCGAGGCCAACGCGCAAGACTTCGGAGTTTTTCGCTCCTACTTCCACGGCTGCCTGTTCCAGCGTCATGCCGGACATTAGCAACGTAGCAGCCAAAGCGTAGTTGATTCTCTTTTGTCGGTAGTTTTGTCCGTTCGGCATGGCGCGAGGTTAGGCGTGAGTGGGCGTGGTCGTCAAGTTAGCACGCCGAACAACGCGCTTGGTTTTCCGACGTTTCTTTTCCCGTGCGGCAACCATCGCCTTTGCTTGGGCTGAGGTCAGCACGCGCTTGGACTTCGCGCCGCCTTGCGCGCCCCAGCGTTTGAAATCTTCGTCGGTATAAGTTTTCATTTGCGAAGTGCATCCAAGCAACCCATACACGTTCCTATTTCACCTGCTACCAACACACTTCCGCATTGAGAACATTCAGGTTGTTTTTCCAGCCATAGGGCAGCAGTCCGGCAGATATTGATTTCCTCGGCAAGCCTGCTTTGTCTTTGAGGATCGGACTTTTGAGCCATCAAACGGAGTAGTTCGGGTTCAAGTTCCAACGCCTGAGTACGCAATCTCGCAATCGCCGGAGCATGAATAGCTAGAGACGCATTTTCTAGTTGGATTTGGAGAGCCGATACTCGCTTTCGCACGGATTCATCATGCTCAGACCACGTCGTGCCGTCGTTGTGCCAGCCGTCAAGTATTTGTGCCACGTCGCAAAGCACACTGACGGTTTCTTGAAATAGCTTCGACACTGCGCAGGCATCGCAGATTTCCATGCTGTCGGCCATTCTGAAGTTGCGCGTCTCACGGTGGCAGAGTTGGCAGGTTGTCACATTCACGCGGCCATCCTCCAGCGATGGCGATTTCCAGCCTCGATGATGTATCGAGCGTTTTCGTCCGTCATGTCCCGTTCATATTGGCTGATGATTCTCGCCAGCCACGCCGCCTCTTGGCGGTCTGCCGCCTCGCTGCTGTGCTGGAGTGTTTTCCATGCGGCGCGAGCCACGCGCAGGTCATCAGAGAGATTGCCGTGCTGCGGCACTTCGATGAGGTATTGGTTCGTGCCGGGATTATATTGCACGCACTCATTGCTCACGTCGGCGACGTTGCACCAGGCACAGGCTTCTTTGTAGGTCTTGAAGTGTTTCGTTTTCATGGCTACATCCTATCATTACCCAGTTACGATGCAAGCATTATTTTCAGATTTGTTTTTCGGAACGCAAAAGACCAGCGTGACTAAAAAGCTCAAAAAGATTGACGCAAAAGCTCATTGCACATAGCGAGGGGGCTGTTATGGTGGTGACGTGAAGACGACGAATAACTTTCCGAGAACTGGCTGGTGTGCGCTGTGTCGTCTTCACACTTCGATTCATTGCGTGCGCTGGCTGGTTCTCGGAATACGAGACGGAGGAAGCCAATGACGTTTGGCGCGATTGCTACCGACCGGAAGAACGGATTGATTACATTCGCAAGCATCGCTCACAATTCAAGTTTCGCGGGTTGTCAGACTTGATTGGCTGCGTGCGCGGCCATTACTTCGCCGGGTATGCGTCGGAACTGTTGAGCTAACCGATTATGACAACCATTCAATTCTGGCAGGGCTTTATGCTTGGCGCGGCTCTTTGTTCCGCGCTGACCATCGTGTTTACCGTGTGGCAGGACAAGCGCGAGGAGAGAGAAAACGCCACGAACAACCAACAGGAGAAATAACACCATGGGAGATAGAGGCAACATAGCAGTATTACAGAGTGGCAACGACCAGGTATGGCTTTACTCGCATTGGGGCGGGTCTGATCTGCCCGGGCAACTGAAGCAAGGACTGACAGCTGGCAAGCCGCGCTGGTCGGATGAGTCATACTTGACCAAAATCATCTTCGGCTGTGTCGTGCCGAAGGAAGATTGGGAACGCGAAACAGGATTCGGCATTTCGTGCCGGATGCAGGACAATGAGCACCCGATAAACGTCGTGGACATTCCAAACCAACGTGTGTTCACCATGCCTGAGGAGAGGCTGGAGAACTGTAAAGTTCCGAAGGATTACGAACCGGACAGCTCCAAAACCTTTGAGGAGTATTGCGCCTAACTAATCGCCCTGCCTTGCTCCGGATCGGGGCGAGGCACGGCGGGGAGTAACCCGCGAACACGAGAAAGACACCACATGAAAAGCAAATGCGATTGCTGCGGATGGGAGGGCGAGCCAAAGACGACTTTCCCAAACATCCCCAGCCTGACACAGCGACTTGACCCGGGCGGCGTCAGCGGGGAGGCAGAAGCCAATAAAGCGGATACATGGCTTGTCAACTGCGTCGCGGTGGCCGAGGCAGCCGAGGCGCTACACCGGGCGAATCAGCTCGAAATGGGCGCCGTGGAGATGAACAAGCGGTGGCACGCGCTGGAAAACGCGCTGAATGCGTGGAGGGCGGCGAAATGAATGCAAACAACGAAGGCGACCGATTATCGGTCGGGATGAGCGACAGCCGACCGGAGAATGACTCAATGACCACGGAAACCTCAATGACGACGAGACGCACGAACGAAGCCGAGAGCGGGTCGGCTGTTCTGCTCCATCCCGTTGTTAGGAGACGGCAATCTTTCGTGGACTGCCTCACCGAAACCGGCTGGCGGCGAGGGAGCATCGCGTGGCCAGTCGAGGACGCCATAATCGTCGCCGCCGGATTCCGAGAGGAACACCCCAACTGGCTCGTCGAAATCAACCCGATAGAAGGAACACCATGATAAAAGCAACTAAAGGCGGTTCGGCGTTCACTGAGCCACCACCGAGTATGGACGTAAACGATCCTCGATGGCCGGCCGCATTCGCGGCGTGGGCGGAACGAAAAGCGAAACACTTCGGAATGGACGCAATGGAGATGATGGGGCGCGCCCTGGGATGCAACATGGAAGCCGACTCATGGAGAAAGAAGCGGCAGGCAGCACTCAGACACCAAGAGCAACACGCAAACGACATCTACGGCAAGACGCCGACAAAAAGAAAATGTCCGCATTGCGGAAGCACGACGCACCCGCCGGGCTGCTGCGCTCAAGATGGGCATGGCGGCTAGTCTCCTAACCACCACACAATGAGCAATTCCCCCTCGCTCGGGACTGCATTTGGCTGGCAACAGCCCGGGCATGTGGTGTGCCTCTCCGTGTGGGGCGTGGGCGAGGTTTCCAGATTTGCCTTGCATTGGCATAACAAGCCCCCTATGATCCTTTCCACCATGCCAGCGATCACCAAATCCGACCTGCGCGAGCGATACCAGCGTTACGCGGGCAAGCACCCGTCGCCCATGTCCTTCAAGGCTTGGATGTATTTCCGGGAGCAGGGCTTGATCGGGGCGCAAAAGAGCACCACAAACCACAGCGAGGCCGGCAAGATCGGCATGGCTAAAAGATGGGGGAAGAAACCATGAGTGAACCAAGAGACGGTGGGCCGGCGTTCCCAAGAAGCGGATTCGACATCGCGGAGAACTCTCTTAAATCCATAGCTGGCGAAGAGGGTATGTCCCTGCGCGACTGGTTTGCGGGGATGGCGTTGCAGGGTTTTTGCGGCATGTCGGACACTGAAGGAAACTGGACTTGGACTGTTGAAGAAGCAGCCAGCACCGCCTATCGCTGTGCCGACGCCATGCTAAAAGCCCGGGAGGTTCAGCCATGAATAAGTTTTGGCGTTGCGCTAACCGGAGCGCATTGATTGCTTGGATTGGTTTCATCATGGCATTCTCTCATCGGGGAGAGTGGGTTTTCTCTGTAATCGCCGCGTGCCTACTTGTCGCCAATGTTTGGTATTACTGGAGGGGGAAACCATGATGCTAGGATGCGTCCTTTTGATCGCCGGTCTGATGGCAGCCTATGGCATGGCGTGCGTGCGGGATGAGCGGCAGCTTTTCAGGACTGCATCGGAATGGCGCAAGACGCGACCCTACGCAATCCTGCTGAAATGAACACCCGTCGCCTTAAGTGCGCCCTGAAAGAGTTCGCGCTGCGCCTGTGCTGGCTCGTAGCTGCCATCGTCTCGCTATCGGGCGTCTTTTTCGGGTCATGCGTGCTCTACCAAGTGTCCAAATGGGGCTTCCTAATCGGCATGTGTGCCTTGGGGCTTGGGTTTGTGTTTTACACATGCTGGCAGGACTCAGAATGAACGGACTTGACAAGATGATGGATAAGCTCCAATTTCGTTGCGTTCGAGAGCCAGTAACGCGGCTAAGCCCATTTTCCACGTCGGAGAGTTGGCAAGAAACCTTTTCTTGCTGCGTTACAGCTCCCGGCGTGGATTTATGCACGCGAACGCAATTCAAAAACAGGTTTTGCTTTTGTTTTGGGGTCGGTTTGGTGGAAGGAAGGCCAAGGGAATTGGATTCCCACAAGAGGAAAAGCTCTCTGCCTTTCAAAAACGGAGAGATAATTTCAACGCATCAAAAACCACACTCCACCCATGGAGAAGATTCAAAGATTGTTTTGTCTGCGAAGCGCCAGCAACAGCAAGGCATCACATAATACAACTTCAGAACGGGGGCATAAATGCAAAGAAGAATCTTGTTTCACTGTGCGATAATTGCCACTCAAAAATCCACCCTTGGCTAATATGAATCTCCTAGAGCAATACATCGACAAGTACGCGCTCGATGAGATTGAAACCCTCAACCGACTGACCGAGGCAGGGCTTATTTCGGACAACTGCGTTCTGGCTTGCGACGTAGCGGAGTCGGATTGCCTAAAGGCGATTGAGTGGCTGAAGGCTAACCCATGATCGAAATTGTTGACTGTCCCGAGTGCGACGGCACAGGCGACCGTTACACCGGCCCTGAGCGGCTCACGTGCCCTTACTGCGGTGGTCGCGGCAAGCTGGAGCAGGACGTTGAGCCGGAGCGGGTCAAAGGCGACGATCAGCTAAAGGTTGAGGAAGAAGATTTGCCCGACGGTAAACCATAACCCACAAAATTCACATGATCGAAGAAGCCAAGGCAAAACTGGAGGAGCTGGCGCCCAAAGAGGCGGAAGCATGGAATCAGGTGCGCGAGTTCGAGCAAACCGACGCCTGGAAGACGCTGAACCGGCAGCACGACAAGCTGACTCAGGAATGGTGCGAGCTTCACCGCAAGGTCGAGGCGCTTAGAATCCTGTGCCCCACAACCCCACAACCCACAAACTAAAATGCCAACATTCAAAAAAGCAAACGGAGAATGCCGCGAGATGGCGGCGTCCATACTCGCAGAGTTTGAAACCCACAAGCCAACCTTGGAATCCGGCGTAAAGCTGGACCTTGTGTTTGCCTTTCCGGATTACGATGAGACGACGGGAGAGCCGGTAAATGATGCGCTGAAAAAGAACGGCGTAAAAGCCCTTGGAGTCACGCGCATCGTAAACCTCAAAGACAGAAGCAAAGGGCTTGGTGACGCTGAGATTTGTCTGGACGGTCATTGGTGGGAGAGAGCGGAGGAAGCAGAGCAGCGGGCGCTGCTGGATCACGAGTTGCACCACATCGTCCCAACAAAGAAAACGGACGACCTTGGCCGGCCCAAGCTGAAGCTAAGAAAGCATGACGTGGACATTGGCTGGTTTGCCATCATCGCGCAACGGCATGGCGCACGAAGTCAGGAGAGAAAACAGGCGGCGAGCATGGTGGAAGTTTATGGCCAGTTTTTCTTCCCTGAAATCCTCAATTCCACAGCCACGAGAATGCAACGGCTGGAATCCAAAACCAAATGAGCTTCACCATTCAGCCGGCGACCCGGCAGGGCGTAAAACCGCTGGTCGGAATCTACGGGCGCTCCGGGTCTGGCAAAACCATGAGCGCGCTCTTGCTGGCTCGTGGCCTTGTAGGTCCAGCGGGCCGCATCGGAATGATTGACACCGAAAACGGGCGTGGGTCAATCTTCGCAGACCTGATACCGGGCGGCTATTCGGTGCTGAATCTGGATGCTCCGTTTAGCCCTCCTCGCTATTCGGAAGCGATTGCTGAACTGGAAAAGCATTGCGACATCGTTTGCGTGGACTCGATGAGCCACGAATGGAACGGCGAGGGCGGGGTGCTGGATATGCAGGAAAAGGAACTGGACCGCATGGCTGGCGACAACTGGAGCAAGCGTGAGGCGTGCAAGATGGCGGCATGGATCAAGCCAAAGATGGAGCACAAGCAAATGATAAACCGGCTGCTAAGGTGCAAGCTCCCGCTGATTTGCTGCCTGCGCGGAGAGGAAAAGACGCACATAGTCAAGGGCGAGAACGGAAAGAATCAGGTCATCACAGATGCGTTTAGCAGCCCGATTTTTGACCCTCGATTCATCTTTGAAATGCTCGTTACGTTTGAATCGCTGAACCGCGAGGGCAAGGGCGGATTCGTCCACGTCTGGAAATGCACGCACCCCTCGATTGCCTCGCTGCTTCCAACCGAGAAGGAGCAGGTCAGCGTCAGGCATGGCGAGTCGCTGGCGGCGTGGTGCGCCTCTCCCGGGACCGTTCCCGGGAAGGCTGCCACCGAAAAGACGCGGAACTGGATGCTGGATCAGTTGAAGGATATTCACGTCAAGATGCAGGCTTACGGGATAGACAAGGCGATCATCATGCCGGATGAAAGCCTTGAGGAATGGCCGCTGGGTAAAGTGCCCATGTCGTCGGCAGCACTAAAACAACTCCGCTCAGAAATCGAGGCTCACGTATGAATTTAGGTTGACCCGAGTTAATCCTGATTTAAGATTCAAACGTGCAGCGTAACGCTGCACACGCGGGCGGGGACACTTCAAAATAGGTGTAGCAATGAAACCCATTCCAATCGGACAGACGTTTAACAGGCTCACGGTGATTGCGGACGCCGGGCAAGACATTCGCAGCAGGCGAAGGGTGAAGTGTGTTTGTATATGCGATAAAGAAATCGAGTCACCATGAGCTTCGTAGCCTCACAAATTGCGGGGTTTGATGTTCCATACCGCGACTATGCGAATTCCGACGTTCTGAGAGGTAATCGTGAATTCGTAATGTCTCGCGGAGAGCTTTTCAAATTCGTTGAGTGTCCAGCGAAGTGGATCGCCGGAAGTGGAGAGGATGAGGAATCCGACGCGCTGACTTGGGGAACTGCTATTGACGTGCTTGGGCCTCACCCGGAGAGATTCAGCGAACTTTACGCGGTCGCTCCGGCAACCTATAAGAATGAGAAGGGGGAAGAAAAGCCATGGAACTGGAACGCTAAAGTTTGCCAAGCATGGCGCGATGGCCAAGGAGAGAAAACGGTCATAAAGAATGATCTCCAATCAAGACTCATTGCGGCGCTCAAAGTCCTTCGAGAATCAGATGTTCAGCCGCTTATTGAATGCTCAAAGACACAAGTGCATGTTGTTGGCCAATGGAGGGACATGGCGACCGGCCTGACGATCCCAGTGCAATGCTTAATTGATCTTGTCCCAGACAAAGAGAATTCACAATGGGGAAGGCGCCTTTGCAATTTCAAAACCGCACGATGTGGCGATCCAGACACGTTCCCAAGGGTAATTGAAGATTATGGTTACGACGTGGGAGCAGCCCTAGACACGGATTTGTATATTGCAGCAACCGGAGAGGATCGAACAGATTATGTTTTTGCGGTTCAGGAAAATATCCCCCCATACCATGTAACGTCTCCACTCATGGCTCTTACGACCGAGTTCATCGAATACGGGCGGGTGAAATACCGGATTGCGTTGCGGGAATATGCCCAATGCCTGGCAACGAACAAGTGGCCGTCCTATCCGACCGGCGACCGGCTTGTTTACGGTGATTTACAGTTCCTAGACCCGAAAGCCCTGTTCAAGTATCGGGAGAGTGGCGGCGTGCCGGCTGAAAGGACTCCGATTGAAACGACGCGGGAGAATTTTGACGTGATACCATGAGAGCCATAGACAGCGTTCCAAAGTGTGTCAACTGCGCGCACGCCCGCGTTCCAGAGAAGTTCCCGTGGTACTTCTGGCTGATCCCGCCGTACTGGCTAGTCGTTCGGCGCATGTGGACCGTCCGGGTCGCTGTTTCAAGCAAAGGAAGAAGAACCATGAGAACCATAGCTGGCGCGATAAAACTCACTGCCTTGGCGCTTCTGCTGGCGTCGCAAGTTTTCTTCGTAAAGTATGTCATCCTGCCGCGGGATAGAGAGCGCGCGGAACAGGCATCGGTCAAACCCGGTCAGGTCTGGGAATATAAATGCTCGCTCCCGTTCCACGAGAATGACGCGCCTTCGCTGCGGACGGTGCTGGAGGTAAGGGATGGATTCGTGAAGTACAAATCCAGCAGAGGGTGGGAGAACGATTGCAGCGTCAGAGTTTTTGTCTCTGACTCAAAGCTGGTGAAATGATCGGCACTCAATGCCACTAAATGCCATTCCGGAGGGCAAAAAGAGACAAAACTCTTCAGCACCGTATTAGCGGCTCGCCTTGATACGGAGGATCGTTCTTCTTCGGCGGTTTTTTGCCGTCGTGGATGGCTTGTAGTTCTTCCAAATCTCCGCCATACGACGGGTCAATCTCGTGCTTGAACACGAGCGCCAGATGCCGCTTCACCATTTCGGTTTGCGGTTTGTCGAGTTCCGAACAGTTAGAGATTTCAAAGTGGCCCTGAAGCCAATAGCAAAAGTCTCTTGATGTCATGGCTTACCTACCTTCACGGTGCCGTCGGATGTCACTTCGACGTAGTTTGTCCCGCTACCAACTCGCGTAAACTTGACCGTGCCGTACATGGTCGGGACATTGACGGATACAATGGCGGGGTCTTTGGCCAGCGCGCCGACGAGCTTCGTTATGTTGGTTGAGCTGCAGCCGCAGAGCGCGACGGCGACGAGTGCGAGGATTGACTTCATGGTTTGTTGGTTGTGGTCAGGCTTCCGAAATAAATGTAATTGTTGGTGAGGGAAACCAACATATTCGTTCCGATGGAGTTCGTCGCATAACCGTTAAGCGTGCCCCACCGTGGTTCTCTCGGCACATCGTTCGTTGCGACCGGCGCCCAGGCATCCTGCTTGCGAAACTCAACCTCTGTTTCGTTTAGAATCTCCTCGTCCGAAACCTCTCGCGGCTTCCCGTTCCAATCGAACGTCGCCTTGGTAACTCTTTTAATAGTGGTCTTAACCCACTTCTGCTGCGGGTTTGTGTGTGGAAAATACGGCAACTCCAAGGTGTAGGAATCACCCGCATTCTGGAAGGCAGGGAGTGTCGGGAAACGCTCCGTGACATTGGTGACGAGTGATACGATGATTGAGGCAATGAGGTTTGTCATGTTGGATTAGACGGAGCTTGCGCCGTTTTACCCTTCAAAAGAATATCTGTGTCGGAGTCCCAGCCAAGCCTTTTCTCCAGCGGCTTCAAGACCTTGGTGTGAATCCTCCACGCGAGCGCACTGCCGATCATTCCGATCACGGCGTTCTTGAACAGGATCGCGAGCACGATATACCATTGCGCCTTGAAGTTCACTGTCAACAGCCCCAGCATCGAGTAGCCCAGTATCCCAAACACGAAGTTCCAGAACGGAATCCAGGTGTTGCCGACGAACGGCATCCCCTTGATCGAGTAGCACAGCGCGATGCAGCCCACGATCAGGAACGGCAGCGCCGGCAGCCCGAGGAGCTTGTCGTTGAACTGAACCAGCTTGTCGAGATAGTTGACCGCTTGCTGGGCGGAAGTGTCAGTGAGCCTTGGAACTGGCGCATTGGTGGACACCTCCTCCCCGTGTATGGCCGCAGCCACCATCAGGCACGCGACCACGATTACAAATGCCATCACCAGTATTCTGAAGTCATTTCGTTTTACTAAGGAGTGCATACGGTTTTGATCCATTTCCAAATGGCTCTGTCGTTATGCCCGATGAATCCCACAGTCCCGATGAGCAGCAGGGCTACCGCAGCCATGTCTGCATTGGAAGCATGAAAGCCGCCATTCAAGACCCACGCTTCCGAAATGCTCGCCTTCACCCCGTCATAGCCCACGTTCTTGTTGATGAACAACGTGACATGCCCAACGGTGCTCCTGTGAATCCGCTCCGTAAAACCGCTCAGAATTACGATCTTGAGATTCGGTCGCTGCGACTTCATCTCGTTGTGAAAGTTGATGCCCGCCATGTCGTCCGGCCCGAACCCGATGTCCAGCAAGACAAGCCCGTACTGGCCGTGACGAATCGCCGTGCGTGCCCCGTCTATCGAGTACACCGTCTCCGAAGGCAGCTTCAGCTCCTTGCAAATGCTCTCCAGTTGCTCGGTGTAAAGGAGATCGTCGTCCACAATCAGGACTGGGAAAGGCTTGCGGCGTGGGAACAGCCGGCTCAAAGCCGTGTATGCTTTGAACATCTCGACAAGTGCTGTGACGTTCATTCATTCTTTCCCGGTTTCGCTTTCTTCCAATCCTTCCGGTGCTGGCAGCCTGTAATTCCGAGCCGCCGTTACATCATGTGAAGGATACTCGGGCCAGTTCAACACCGACCTTGCCGCGCCGCCCATCACGAGGTTGTCAGTCACAGTGAGTCCTTGCACATACGCTGACACTATGGGCAAACCTTTTCCGGTGAAAGTGTTCTTTTTAATGGTGAAATCGTATTGCGTTCCCGGCCCGAGACTGCCCGACATGGCCACGCCGATGCCGCTCGTCTCGAACGCGCAGCCTTCAATCAGCATTCCCATCACGAGGGGAAGCTCGCCAAGGATCGGGTTGATGTGGACCGCGTAGCCACGACCGTTGAGCACATGGCAATTTCGTATTACAAAATTGGTGACGGTCCCCGTATCCGCATAGTACCCGTTGAAGCAATTCAGGAATGTGTTGTTCTCATAAAGGACGTTGCTCCACAGTCCGATTGGAGAAGTCCCGTTGAAATCCATGACAATGCAGTTTCGCACCTTTCCGCTCGTCGTCAGTGCGATAGCACAACCGTAGTTGCCGCGGTAGCCTTCCACCATGCAGCCGTCAATCAGTCCGTTCGTGGCTGTCCGGCCAGGATATGTTGAAATCGAGAGCGAGAACGATTCCATGAGGCTAGAACGGTTTCCGTAGCCATGCACCGCCCGCACGTTCACGATCTTGCAGTTGCTTCCCCACAGCGACACGGAAAAGCTCTTGCCCAGCGGATTGCCTGTCCAATTCTCGTCAATCGTGAGGTCGGAAATCTCCGCGCCTTCGTCATCCATCCTCATCTCGAACAGGCCGTGCGTGACCGGCTCGCTGGGAAACCACACCTGCCGCACCGTCGCGCCGTGGCCGCGCACCTTCCAGCCTGGTTTAACCCACCAGCCGCTTGCGTCGTTGTAGCTCGCGCTCCCGGTGGTCTGGTAAACATGGTTGGAAAAATAATTGATCGTGGACGAGGGCGGAAATCCACGATGCAATGTGTCGAACCTGTCAGCGGTGGAACCATCCAAGGGATACTTCTTTGATCCGGTGGACTTGCCGACAACATTTGTCCCGCTGATCCAGACCGTGGGCGCCATTGGGACATTTGTCAAAGCGACCGAGAGCGCCACAAGAACCAGCGAGGCGAACTGCATTATTTTCTTATGCCATTCCTCATGCGTCAGGTTCGGGTCGTCCAGCATATTGAGCGCCTTGCAAAGTTCACAGAAGTTTTCCTTCGCATTCCCGCGAACAGGCTCAAAGTCATTACCGCATCGTTTGCATTTCTTTACGCGCACAGCTCCCTCCGGGATAGCCTTCGGCTGTGCAGGGAGCAGTGTGTCCCGTGGCAGGTCGCATCGCATACGCGGCAATGGTCGTAGCGGCGACTCCGCTGACGCTTCCATTGGGCCAGAACGGCCAGAAGTCCCCTTCCGTTGCTGCCGGGCGCGTCTGGGTGCATTCGCTTCATTAGTTGACGAAACCTCTCTCTCGTCATCGCTTCCGGGTTTTGTAAACGAGAATGTTGGACGAGGAAGATTCGTTCCCGGCAACGTCGCGCACGGTGGCAAAGAACTTGTAAACGGTGCTCGATTGCAGGCTCAAGGAGACGCTCAACTGTGTTGCCGGGACGGTCACGGTTCGGTAGTCTCCGCTGCCCGTTTGGTAGTAGAGCGTGTAATGGTCGAGCGGGAATTTCCCGCCCGCGCTGGCGTCCCATGCGAGGCGGGTGGTGACGAGTCGTGCATGGCAGGCCAGTGGATAGAGGAGTAAGAGCAGGGCAAGTTTTGTTTTCATGGTGCGAGTGCTTTTATTATTTCTATCAGTTTTTCGATGACTTGGAAATCCAAAAGCCTTCCCGCATTCCCATTCTGATCTGCCATTAACTCGGTGACTTCAAGATAACCGTCGCCCCTCTTAATCGCGTCAACGACGGCCTGTTGGTCTTTGCTCATTGTCGTATTCGCGCCTGCGGTATTCCCAGCAACGAGACGGCCGCTGGCGTTGCGGTGGTAAAATTGTTCGTGGTGGACTGCCCGAGCAGTCCAACCATGTTCACCGAATATGCTGCGTAATAGTAGAGCGTGCTGGCCGTCAGACCGTTGAGGCTTACGGATTCGCTGGTGCCGGTTGTGGCATTCGTTACAGACGTGGGAGAGCTTAGGTCGCTTGCGATGGAATACGTCAACCAGTTGTTGGTACAAACGTCATCGGTCGTCCAAGTGACCGTCGCGCTACTCGTTCCCGGGATTGATGGTACCCCCACGTTTGAAAGCACTGGCGCTGTGACATCAGTAGCCGGCGGATTGGTGATGAACAGGCTCCTATACCCAGCCGGAAAATTTGTGTAGGTGTAGCTTGCCAGGCTTTTGGCCGTATTCGTGGGGTCAACCCACGGCCACGGCTGCGCGCCTCCCCAGTAGCTCGGTCGCTGGTCGAAATAGATGTATGACTTCACCAACTCTTGGCCGGCGGCGAGGCCAGAGAGGACCGCGTTCGACACCCAGGCGTAGTTGTTGGTCACTTTGAGAGATGCCCAGCTTTGTGCCCTCAACCCGATGATTGGAAGCCCGCTCACGCTGTTGCTCCATGCGGTATGATGAAACACAGAATTGGTTTCGCCCAGCACGCAACCAGCAATGACAGCATTCTCATGGTAGGAAATGCCATCCGAAACGGCATCCTCATTCATGAACTCGCTGTTGCTCTGTTTGCCGTTTGGTGAAGGCGTTGCGTCCCACCCTCTGCCACGCTCTCTGAAATAGAGCGTGTTTTTGCTGCCCGGCGTGTGATCGTTGTAGTGGGCCGCACACCAGTTCCCCTCGAAAAGATTGTACGCATTGTGCGAACCGTGATAGTAAACGATCTGCGATAGCCAGTCGGGGCTGAGGGTTGAATAGGGCAGGTCATTCACATAGTTATACGTAAAAGCTGAACACGACATTCCGAACACCGGCATCATGTTCGCCATGTTGTGGAAATAGTTGTCCTCCACCCAAGTTCCAGAACACTGCTGCTGCACGATTGCATACGTGCTACTCGCGTCCGTTCCAAGGTCAGCCTTGTCCATGTGGCAACGACGGATTTCCGTTCGGTTGCAGGCGTAGAGGTAAACCATGTATGTGCTGTGACCGACCCAATAGAACCGGCAATTCTTTAGCCAACACTGGTCCGTGCCATTCATCTGGACGTAATACCCGAAGCTGGCGAGCGTGCCTCCGCTGCGCCAGAGCTTGATGTTCTCCAGTCCGCTCTTGTGCCTGGTGTCCCCGGTCGCGTGGTAGGCGATTATTGCCGTGCCCGTCCAGTAATCTTGGTTGACTGGAGGGTCAAAGGTAACAGTTGTCCCGGACACCGATGCCACGGTCACTATCTGAGAGGCAGGCCGTGTCCCAAAGAAGTCACTGAACCCCGAGCCTCGAACGGCTGCGCTCGATGGCGCGAGCAGCCACATGATCATTCCTGCGGCTAACCCGGTTGGCGCCGTGGCTACCACGATGCTTGTCGAGCCTCTGGTATTCCCGGACGAGATATTCCTCGTCGTCCAGTTCGCGCTATCAGCCGTGTTCCACCCGCTGGTCGCTCCAATCGTGATTGTGTTGGTCGCCGTGTTGTTGAAGATTGCGCCCGGCGTTCCATCGCTATTCGTCCCGCCGACAATCACCACGCCATCACGGTCAATGCTGATGCTTGTGCTGATCGTGTAAGTGCCGTTCGAGCAGAATACGACTTGGTTGCTCGGGCAGGCGTTCACTGCGGCTTGAATCATGGCCGCCGTCGCACTGGACGAGAAGTTGGTGTAGCGCGTCATCGTGGACGTGTCTGGAATTCCTCCCAAGACCCCCACCTTGTTCGTCCAAGTCCCACCACTCGGCAAGCGCAACGGGTCAATCGGGTCAACGGAAGCGGCAAACGCTGAAACGCTGAAAAGCAGAAATGCTGAAATGGAAAAGGCGCGCGTCATAGCCCGTCTATTCCAGTCCAGTTGTCCATGATGCAAGTCGTCGTAGAGCTTGAGTAGGAGATGCCCGGCGAACCTGTGGCGATGTTGGAGTCCGTCCGGCTGTCGAGCTGAACGCTGTTGTAGGTGGTGGTCAGCGTCGTTCCAATGATGGAAATTTTCATCACCGCTCCGGCGCTGTACGTCGTCGTTCCAGTCGCTAGACTGTGGAAAGTTCCAGTTCCCACCCATCCGACTTCCCAGTGGCCGCTGGCGTCAATAACTGCCCGGTAGTACGTCCGCGCTCCGCTCGCGCAACGCACGCTCACGCCGCCACCAGTTCCAGCCGTTCCTCCGGTCACGGTAATCGCGGCTTCCGAAGATTGGTTGGCCGTCCACGTAGCTCCGCTGTAATACTCGCCGCAGTCCGCGCCGACTGAGGAAGGCTGGGCGCTGTTGCTAAGGAGCTGTATTGATGTCTCCGAGGTTATCGTAGTCCAGTTCACGCCCAAGTCTGAGCTGTCTCCCCGAGTGAAGGCGTCTGTGATAGTCTGACCGGCGTTGCAGTTTGTCCCTGCCAGCACTTCAATAAGGATCGTCGCCCAATCCCTCGATGTGGCTGTGTTCGTTACCGTCGTGAGTAGAGCCGCACTGTTCGTATAGTAAGTGGACAGCCCGGAGGCCGGGGTATTGAACGACACTTCTCCGAGTTCGGTCCAGTTGAGAGTCGCGGCGTTGTCTGAGGAACTGTTGGCATCATCAGCCACCCAGTAAATCAGGCTGTCCAATCCTGCGTTCCCGGGCGCGGTGAATTTGTTCGTTGGATTGGCTGAGGCGTCCACCGCAAAGGCCACCGACTGCAAGACTGCATTGGTGCCGTTTGCCGCCGTTTGGCTCGCTCCGGTGACTTGCACCAAAGACATGCAAATCCCGTTCCCGTCCGAGTTGGCCGCTGATACGACTGTTGAGAATCCGGCTTGCCCCTGCGGCATTTGCGCCCCGAACAACTGAAGTTTTGTAATGGGAGTGCCCACGACGTTGTAATTGGTGGAGATGATCGGCCACCACGTCAGAGGGGTCGTCGAGTTGGTGACGGTGTAGGCTTTGTTGGTCGTGACGAGAGCTAGGAAGTAAGTCGCGTTGGTTACGGTGGTGAACGCATCCAGAGAATAGATAACGCTGTTCGATGTATTTCCAAAGTTTTGCACCAAGGACACCGCCAGCGTGTTTGTGCCCGGGGTGCAGGATGCCGCGGCGGCAGTTCGGAAGTTCAGCCGGCGCGTCGGGATGGTCGCTCCGAAAGCCGCAAGCGAGAACGCCATGATTATGAGAAGCACCCTCATGGCGTTGCCACTGGGAAATCAATCCTTGAATTGCGTTGGTAGAAAACGACTACACCACCATAAAGCGCGACAAGATTTGTGGTCGTGTCTCCGGTCGCCGCGCCGAGTCTCGAAATTTCGATTACGATGTCTTTGCCTGAAGTTGGAGTGTTCCCAACAGTAATCGCAGTGGAGATGTTCGTAAGCGTCACAAGGTTGGTGTTTGCGAACCAGAACTTGTTAGTCGTCCATACCCCGGTTCCGAACGTCAAATTGTCCTCTGTCCCTCCATTAGGAACAGCAGCCATGCGCGTGGAAAATACCGAGTTCGTAACTTTGGTGTTCCCGCCGGTGTCGTTTGTAAACCGGCTCATGCTCAAGAGTTGGACCTGAACTGTACCTGCGTTCCAATCCCACGGCGGATGCCAGCGGGTTCGGATTGTGTTGGTGACTCCATCTGTGAACTCAAAGGCGTCTGCGGTATTCGTCGGAATGACGGCACTGGCTGAAGTGTATGGCGCCGGTCCCATTCCGTTTGTCCACCACCCTCCAAAAGGAATCCAGTCGCTCGTGACCATGACCAGATTGCTGAATGAAGTTCCGCCAAGGTTGTTGGTGGCTGCCGAGGAGAGCGGCGGCGCGTTGGGGCCACTAAGCTGACCGACATAATTCGTCCCGCCGTCGTGCCAAAACTCGAATTTCATCCTCGCTGAGCCATAGACTGTCAGGGTGGACACCCACTGATTTTGGGCGTCAGAGAACATATTGCGCGGCAACGTCAGCACCCAGTTGGTAAGCTCGCTATTGGTGATCGTGAGCGTGGTTCGACTGCCTGCAACTGGTGATCCGAACTCTGCTGCGGTGCAAGCCCGGTTCGTGAGAAGAAATGCCGCCGGATTTGTCCAGATAATCGAACAGATATTGCTGGACTCGCTGATGCGATAGCCGCCAGAGAGCCGGAACGAGCCAGCGTTGGTGTCGTTGCCGCTGAAAATATTGTTGCCGGTCATGGCGTTGTTAGCGGCTGTGCGCGCGTAGCCAACAATCGTCCCAGCGACGACCGTGATGTTCCCGGAGTTATCAAACACCATCTGCGAATCATGGTCGCCCGAGGAGATTGTTGTTTCGCCAAGGCCGCTTGACTGGGCCTCGAACGCCGTCGCGCCGTTGTCGTTGTTCAGCTTCGTGCTTGCTCCGAACTGCAACCGTTGAACATTGGCCGTGTCGAATAGCCCCGTAGCCGTTCTGACACCATTCGAGAAGATGCTGTATCCGCTGCCATCCATCAGAGTCACCGATCCGAATAGGTTGCTGACGATGACACCATTCGTATTGATAAACATTGCGTTGGTCTGGTACAGGTCGCCATAGGCAATGTAAGTGTTGGTGAATGGACCGGAGCTTCCCCCGATCGCCGTGAGGCTTCCCCCGCTCAGACTCAGGCCGGTTCCGACGGTGATCTCTTGAACGTCACCGGATGATCCCGCTGAACGCCCGAGCAACCGGGCATCGGTCACGTTCTGGATTTTAGCGTAAGTGACAACATCATTGTCGATAGACCAGACGCCGCTGCTGATAGAAATATCTCCCTTGTCTGCGTCAGCGACCAGGGTTGCGGTCGTTGCCGTCGTAGCATTTCCGGTTAGCGCGCCGACAAATGTCGGAGAGCTGATTGAACTACTGGCCGTGATCGTTCCATTCGGGTTGTTCGTCACCCCTATTCCCGCCGCACCGTTTGTCCATGCGCTCACTCCAGCATGCCTCCAATATCCACTTGGAGTTATATTGCGAGTGTCGTTCGTTCCAATCGCTCCAAGGGTGATTCTGCCGGTGTCCACGTTGGCCAAATCAGAAAGGTTGTTCGCCTTCAGCATGTCACCTCCACCAGTCAACCCGGTGACACGGCTTGCCGGTATCGTGCCGATGCTGTTGGTAAGGTTTACGTTCGTGAGGCTACCTGCCTCGCCGATGAAACCTTGCGTTGTATTCGTCGCAACGTAGTTGTTCCCGGAAAACCCGTCGGCTGAAAACACAGTTCCTTGGGCGGTCACTCCGTCAACATTAAGACTGCCAGTGATTGTCGCATCATTTCCTACACGAAGATCATGACTGAGGGAAACATCTCCGTTTGGATTGTTGGTAACACCTGTATTGGACGCACCATTTGTCCAACCACTGACACCTGAATAATGGAGCAATCCCAACACTGGAGCAAAAACATCGTTCGTGGTGAACTGGTTCGTTCGCATCCCGGTTGTGCCGCCGCCTGTCGCCCCCGTCCAAGTAAACACCCCGCCCACAATTCCGAAGTCGGAGCTTAAAGATATTCCCTCTAGCGTTCCTACACCACCGGAGAATCTACCGATGATAGTTGTTGGCGCCGCGCCTCCGATCTTGTTAAAGCTGGAAACCGAATCCACGGTCATTACTGTTCCACCACCGCTAACGCTGATGTCCCCGTAATCTGCATCAGCAAGGCTCGCTCCGGTGAACCCGAAAGAGACGTTTCCGTTTACGTTCGTCACATTGCCGTTGATGATGTTCAGATTTGTTGCCGAGCCAGCGATAACGACTCCATTGCTGCTCACGCTGAAAGCGTTCGTGTTTCCACCAGCGTTCCACAAGGCAATCTGAGCGGCTGTGACCGTTAAGGTTTCCGGCGATCCTCTGACGTGGAGAGTAGCCGCACCGGAGTTTGTTTCAACAAACAGACTGGAGAATCCAAGACCGTTCGTGTTCACTAAAATTAGTGCGTCTCCGAGTCCTTCCCTGCTGATCGTGTGCGATGACTCAACAAACCAGCCTGCGAGTGTGCTTGTGCTGTTTGTGGCCCTCAGTGTGACTGACTGCCACGGGTGCAAGACGAAGTTGGTTCTTCCGCCAATCTTCTGAGAAGAATCAAACGGTCTGACTTCCTGCCACGCCCACGAATTGATGTTGATGAAGGTAATCCCCTTACCGTGCTTCCCAACCGCAGTCGCCAATGTCAAAACGGTGTTCGTACCATCTGCAAGAACCATGTCCTCCGTCGGACCCCATCCTCCGAGCGTGGCGTTGTTGTAGAAAATGTTCGTTCGGTTGTAACCCGTCCGAGATGAGAAATCTCCCGGCGTATAAACCCGGTTGTTTCGGTCAATGCTGAACTTCTCGGAGTAGCTATTGGTTTCGTTCTGGAGCGATAGCCGCCCATCGTTGGCCAGATTCCAGACAAACTCCATGCCGGTCGAGTTAGTGAACTGAAGCTCTCCACCGCTTTTGATTCTAAGGTGCGTGAACCGGGAGGCTTTTACGGCTGCATCCCCCGTTGCGTCAATCGCTCCGTTGGCAAATATGCTGATCGTCGGGGATTGGTTCGCGGTTGCAACAGACAGCCCAAGTCCGGTCGTTGAGTTTGTGCGGACTTGAATTTCAAAACCGGCTGCTCCTGAAGCTGGGCGTCCAGTCGCCACAGCACCGGCGCCCGAGCCTATCGGGCCATCGAATGTTCCATCCTCAGAGAACCGGCCTTGTGACCACGTTCCTGCAACTGCGTTCCAATTCGTCCGTCGGCTACCCCAAAGACGCTGGCTTATCTCTCCGGTCACTTCGTCCCGGAAATCCCAGCCTTGGCCATCCTTTTCCATTGTGAAAAGGTTCGGGAATTTAGGGCGAAGCCCGCGCCACGTCTCGTCCACGATGGAAGCGTAGAGTTCGGTCTTGTCGTCTGCGATGTGGGTGTAATCTGGAATGCCGTTCGTGGTGTACCAATAGTTCGTATCCCAGTTGTTCGGGAAAACGCGAGCGATATCGGGCACGCAATAAATCAGGTTGGTAAGAGGGCTCCGCGCCAGAAGGTTGTTGTGAATCCATATCGGTGCGACGTTGGGAAGCGTGGCCGCCAACTCTGAATTGTGAAGCGGAGTGACAAGGGTTGGCCTTGAAATCACCAGATTCCACCGATTGGAAGTCGCGTGCCGGTGCAGGTCGAGATAGACGTTGCTGTAAATCAGCTCCGTGCTTGAGAGAATGCCGCTGATGTAGTCAATCACTCCCGCGCCGATCCAGCAAATCCAAGTGTCGCCCGGAGAAAGGTTCGTGTAAGCCCAAGGAATCGTTCTGGTGTAAATGATGTTCGTTGTCCCGTTGCCAGTCCCGGTCGTCGGCGTTCCGCCAACTGCGGAGTTCGTGAAAGCCTTCAAACCGATCCACCAAGCCCGATTCGTTATCACTTCCGCCCAGCCGTCGTTATTGTAGCCGCGGTTGTGAGAGTCGCCAACAATCGAAATCACCGTGCGCGAGACATCGAACGGCTGTTGAATGTAGTTGGACGTTTTGCTGACGGCATTGGTTTGAACCACGGCGCGAACCTGCGCCAATGTAATCCCCGGCGTGTTGGTCGCAAAAGCCAGAGCCGCATTCGTGGCGTCAATCTTCCATTGATTGGTGACACCAGCCGTCAGACCCGATACTTGAGGGCGCCATGTCCCAGCGCCGGTTGTGGCGTTGGTGACGGTCCAAACGTAGTTGACTATCGCCCCAACTGGCATGCTAAGTCCCCTGACCGCGAGATTGGTCGCAGAGCCGTCAAGGCTGCGAACACTTACCCCCTGCCCAAACACTGCTGTCGGCAACAAAGCAAGCCAAACAATCCATCTAAGCCACGCCCCGGAATTGAGAGCCGTTGCTTGGTAAAGAGCGTTGTTGATTTCGTCGCGGTATAATTGGTTGACGCATGTAGGCGTTACGATCCCAGTTGGATCACCCTCGCCGGAAATATTTGCACAAGCCGACGTGCTTCCCCCTGATTGATCCTCGCACTCACAGTCGCAACGGCAGATTTGAGCGGTCCTAAAACGATGAAAAGACATAAGTATTAGGGTCGTGCCCCCGCTCCACAACGGGGGCACGACGTTGACCCACCCACAAACCACCTAGCTACCGATGCACTGGACGCATTCCAGATCATCCACGCAACGACGGAAGATAATCAGACGCCCGTATTTGGGCATGATCGGCTCCGGCGCGTGTTTGTATTCAGCGAAATGGATGCCCAGCTTTTCCAGCGGGTCAAAGCAGACGTTACCGCTGGTGATCTTGTTTCCACCCGTGACAAATTGCCATTCACCGAGGTATGACTTGGGCGACCAATGGGTGTCCCCACCGGCTGAATTCAGCGGAGGAATGACAAGGCTCTTAAACACATACGGATTGAGCACCCGAACGCCTTCAAAGTCAGCCGCGCGCCATTCCGGGTTGATCTTGACGCCATCGCCCTTGGTGATCGTCGCATCGTCAATCCACGTCGGAACACGGACGTACGTTGAACCATTCCAGTTATAACGCGGCGGGAACTGCGTAACCAGATGCCGGAAGTTCCCAATGGTCTTGGCCGCACCGAGGCGTTTCAGGATGGAACTGCCCTGCTCTCCCTGCCCCATCTGCGCGTAGCGGAAATCCAGACGCGACTCGCTGTTGAGCTTCAGGATTCGGGCGCTGTGCTTCAACCCGATCTGGAGCGTGAACACCGGGCCGGCTTCACCCCAGTCAACCCATCCGTCGTCATACGGACCTTCGGTGGCGCCTTCTTCCTCCAGAATGGCCGCGGTTTCATCGAGCATTTCCTGCGTCAGCTCGCACTCGCTTCGGGTCAGTCCGCTCAGGGTAGGACCCGCGCCCGGGAATCCAGACCCGCCGCCGTCGAATATCAGCTCATTGTCGGCAACCGCTTTTGGAACGAGATGATCGTAGATGGCTGCCAATCGGTTTTCAATCGTCCAGGTGACGTTTTTCTTCATCGCCCGCATGTAACCGTCAAGGAACTTGGTGCGTGCCCAGTCGAAATACAGGTTGTCTTGACAGATCGTGGGCCCCTTCCATCCGAATTGCTCCGGGCGGAAGGTTTTCTCACCGAACCCAACCGGCACGGCGTTGAACGTGCTGGCGCAGTTGTCAGCCTGATTGACGGTGATCGGTATGAAATCCGGCTCGTCAGTCGTGGGAAGCGACCGAGCCAGTGTGAAGGTCGAAAGAACCGTGCCCTGCCCGGATGGGTAGGTGCCGCGTTCAATCATGTTGTAGAAGGACGGTTTCGGGGATGCTTCAAAACGTAGTTCCTCGACGAAACTCTCTGTGTGACGCTTCATTGCGTCGAAAGGTGTTGGACATGCCATAAAATTGTACGGTTAAACGGTTAAACTTGTACGCAACAAAACATGGGTCCACACGGACACAGTAATTGCGTTGGTTCCCGTGGCGCTAAAACAACCAGAAGATGGTTGTTTTCTACGCGGGCATGGCGCTAGTTCCGGCGCCGACAACCGTACCACAGTCGGCTAGCATCAGTTCAACATGCGGATTGTGACCCGCAACGTCATTTTGAAGTGCTGATCTTACGCTATGGGGAAGGTAGGACTGAATTGGCGGGATGTCAAGGATTGTTCCACAGCGATTGTTCCACGGTGCAGTTCCAAATGATGCTGGCGGCAAAACCACACCACCTGCAATGGCTTGTCATAATCCGGGTGATGCATCTCAACGTCCAATGACCCGCAAACCAAGCATGGCTGCATCTTCAATTTACCGCGATCCCGATAAACGTGCGCATAACTGCGACAGTTATTCTTTTTGCGCTGGAGTTTGGTTAGTGGGTGGGATTTCCGCCAAATTTGCATGTGCTTGGCATGACAAGCCACGCAATATCTGCCGCCCTTTCTCCGAGGTTTACCGCATTTGCACAGAGTGGATTCCACGACTGTAGTGTTCCACATCTACACAGGCTCGGTCAAGCATTTTGCGGTAAGGCAGGAATGAGAATTGTCAATCTGATATACGAACGCCTGTCGCATAATCATTGTTCAGCGGATAAGGCGTCGCGTCACCTCGCAGGTAAAGCGGGTGGGCTGGCGAGCCGTCCTTGTTTTGTTTCAGGCAATAAAGGTGCGGAAGTAGCGCCATCACCTGCTTGTCTCTGCCCATGTGGTTGCCGTCCTTGCCCCACGCCGCGATTACGATTCCCGCGCCTTGCGAGAGTGTTTTGAGCGTGCGGTCATTGTCCGGCCCGATTGGGTCTTTTGCGGCCATCATGTCTTTCGGCTGAGTCGCACGGAACGCAAAGAGGTTCACCATGCAGAGTCCGCCGTAGTTCCACCGCTTCGCGTAGCCAACGCATTTGCGGATTGTTGGGTCATCTCGCGTCTCGTCCGCCGTTGATGGATTCAATCCCACGAACATGCAGTATGGTGCATCACACCATCGCCGCCACAGGTCGTATCGGTAGAGTCGGCACGGCGAGAGAACCGCTGAACAAGGCGCTGCATGGACCGCCGCATGAGCGCCCAGCGCGAGTTCGAGAGTCATTGGTGCGGCGTCCATGAGCTTATTCGTTAGGGCGCTTAGTCACTCCGCGCTCCGTGTTCACTTTCCTTTCGGTCGTTTATCCATCCCCTTCTCAGTGAGAATAGCCGCGAGGTCGTCCACATGCAGGCAGTCACACATACACGCTCCGGCTGGTTGCTGCTGGATAGGCGCGATGTGGCCGTTGCAGTAATCGTTTCCCGGAGTCGCATCGTAGAGGACTCCGACCGCTGTGATTACAGGCCCGTCCGTTTGGAGCTGGACCACCTTGTCTCCGTTCTTTGCTTCTCTGCCGTTTCTGTAGTGCATAATTTGACGCTCCCTAACAAGTTGCTGAAGACCGACGGCGGGAGCGCCCATCAGTTTCCAGTTTCGGTTTGCAAACGAAAGTCATTGGTCAATCGCCGCCGCGGCTTAGCGCGTTGTTCTGCGTCATTTCCAATCGCCAGGGCGCTGCGTTTCCCCCTTGCCGCAAATGACGCACTCTCGATAGCGATTATCGTCAAGTCCAGTTGTCAGTCGCGGAGAAGAGTGCCACTTGTGAAACCCTTTGGCAGCGCAATATGAGCCGTTCTCGACGAAGTTCACAATGGAGACCCCATTCGTCGTCCTGAATGCACCTTTATCGTCGTACGCGCGCAGGGTGTTTGTTTGTGCCGTCCACAATTGATTCGTAAACCGGGAGGCGTGGGTGTTTGTGTTAAATGGCTGATAGGGCACTGGAATTGTTTTTGTGATTCTTCCGTCTGCGCTTATCTCGCAAACAGCGACCGGCCCTTTCCATCCATCATAACTGTTGGACCAGACCATACTCCAAGTTTGTGCGTTGATGCAGAACAAGCCGATGCAGGCGACGGCCAGAGCCGTCGCAGTTCCGAGTGTGAATTTTAATGTCATAGCTTTTGGTCGTCAGGCCGCGCCTGATCTTTTTCGTTAGGATGGCCTTCCACTCATCTCCGCAGCAACCTTCTCAGCAAACGTCATCTTGTGGCCAGTCCCGGGAGCACCTTGGCCAGCCATGGACGGCGTTGACCCTTGCATCTTGGCGATGGTTTCCTTGGCTGCGGCGAGTTCGGATGACACCGCCTTGAGTTGTGCAAGGAACTCTGGCGCTGCGCTGGCCCATAGCGCGGCTTCTGCCTTTTCCGCATCATTCTCCAGACTGCCATCGAAAATGGCCTTGGCGACGGCAAGGCGCTCGTTTACGCCCTTGTTCCATGTATCGTCCCCTTCTTTGGTCTGAAATACTGGAATCCCAGCCTTCGAGTCCTGCGCTTTAGCGATAACGTCATCGAACGTATTGGATAGGGCGGTTTGCCGTTCCTGCTGCTTTTTGGTGCGCTCTTCACCGATCTTGGACAGTGACTCTTGAGCCTTGGACAGATCGCCTTGGCGCTCATTCAGGATGGCTCGCACTTCCCGGTTTGCCAGAGCAATATCGGCAATCTGGAATTCGGCCATTTCTGCGGTGAGTTCGGCAAGGTGTTGGCGCTTTATGTCCGAATCTGGAAGTTGCAACACCTGCATGAACTTTTCCGCTGTGTCCGCTGGAAGTGAGGCTTTTACGGCATCCAGCCGTTTCTGGTACTTGGCGTGAAACTCAGGCGAGATTTCGACCGCCACCTGCTCGAACATGCCCTTGTATCGGTCGCGCTCATCAGTGATCGTTTTTATGAGTTCGGCGTTGTGTTTGGGTTGCTTCTTGAGTTCTCCAAGCTCCTTCTCGTACTCCTTCAGCTTTGGCTCGTATTCGTCCACCTTCTTCTTAAATTCGCTGGCGGCCGTCTTTACGCGCTTCCAGTCCTCGGACTTGGGAGAGCGTTTGCCCGATTCGATTTCCTTGTCCACGGATTCAAAATCAGGCGTGGCTGGCTTGGCGGGCGATGGCTTGACCGCATCGGCCGGTTTTGGAGTGGCCAATCCCGGCTGTCCCTTCTCTGTGGCTGCGGCTGCGTCCGCTTCCTTCAATTCCTGAGACATGAGTTGTTGAAACGACGGGGGCGGTGTGGCTGTGGCTTCTGGCATAGGTTTTAGGTGTTGGCTGAGAATTTACTGAACAGATTCATAGGTCGCCAAAAATATGTCCGGTTTGCATGGGTACAATTCGCCTTTGACGCCACGAATAAGCCAGTCTCCTTTTTGGCCAGTCATTGTCCCTTCGAGCGTGGCAACCATGAACTCCGAACCGTCATTTTTGATGATGACTTCAGGCGATTGGAACATGGAGTTGTCATCATTGAGGTTGTGGCCTTCCCACTGTTCCGCTTCTATGATTACTGGCTTCTTTCTGTATTTCATGGTGGTTTTATCTTTTCCTGGTGTGCTCTTGTGGCGGTTCAAACGTGGCTTCGAGTGGTTTGCTGGCTTTGATCGGTTTCGTCATCGCCTCAAGATTGTTGATGCAAAGTTCGTAACCCTCGCATTTCGCGTTGTGAACCACCCTGTCGGTTGGGCTGATTCCTACTGGTGGAAAAATGCTGTGAACGGGATGCGAATTACGCAGCACGTCAATTTGCGCTCGATACGTCAGGTTGCGCGCGAGGGTGATGGACTCTGCCACCATCTGATCCTGCTTCCTCCATTCGTCGAGCGTCAGTCGCCATGCCTCGCGCTTCTCATACACCGGCTGGGGTGCTGGTGATGGCTTGAACAGATTAAGCAGGCGATGAAATAAGTTCATATTGAGGAATCACAGGCTCAGTCAGTTTCACCAATTCTTTGTGTGGCACTTCGATCCAAGCTGAGTTCAAATCGTTTACGCCAAGTGTTATCAGCCATGTGCCGTCCCGGATGATTGCGCCGCATGCGAACACGCACGCCGGCTTCTTATCATCCCACGGATCGAACTTGCTACCAATCAAAATCGGCTTGGGGGTCATTCGCTTTATCTGGAATGGCTGGGTTGCCTCGAACGCACAGGCGCCGATAGAATAGCGACGTTTCTTGTTAATCCACGGCACGGAGCTGTGATAGAAAGTCCAATACTCATTCCCCACACGGACTGGCGGTGTCCCGCCGCGTGGCTCACCGTAAATCCAATCCGGGTGCATGGCGTGCGTCGTGTAGGATTTTCCCGGTTTCAAATCGTCATCCAGCGGCACGACCACATGAGGATAAGTCGAGTAAACCATGTGCAGCCTATTCTCGTGAAAGAACCAGAGCCAGTTTTTCTCCATGCCGACATTTCCCAGGACATCTTTGCGATTGTTCCCGTAATGAACGCTCACCTGTCGGATGGCCTGCCATTGATCGTTTAACACGCTCAAGGTTTGATGCGCCCGACTCCATCTCTTGGCGCCATAGATCAGGAACGTGGTCGTTGAGACGTACGTGTAACCGTTGTGCCAAATGGCGCGAGGGTCTTCGTAATGCTGGTCAGCGAACGACTTCAAGAATTTCAGCGCATACCCCTTGATCGGCGTTTTATCTTTCATCCTGAACGCCACCACGTCGTTGAATCCCAGGTTGTCATTCCAGTTTCGAGCGCGGCGAGTCACCAACCACAGGCCGTCCGGTCGCTCAACAATTCCACAGTTGAAGAAACACACATTGTCCTGCTTGGCCCGACCGAAGTCGAAAAAACCACAGTTAAATTGAGTCTGCTCCAGAATGCTTGGCGGCTCTTGCTCAATGGTTAGCTTGATGGCAGTCAGGATATTCACATTTCCACAAGTCGTTGGATTGCAAGTGAAGTAGTCACGAAATAACAGATTGGAGTTTGTTAATCACTGTTCGGCATTTCTACGTCGCTGGCAATTTCGTTGCCCCACGACGCCCAGCCGTGCCGTTTCCGCCGGGCAAACATTTCGAGATACGGGCCGGGAGATACAGACTCCACGACCGTTTGAAATTCTTCGGGCTTCTGCGAGTGCCGGCCACGAGGCCAGCCCCACCAGTTCCGGTCACATCGGTTTTTCCACGACAGCTTGCCACGGCGACAAAACAGAATCGGCTCGACGCACGGCACGAACGCGCCGCCGAGTCCAAGCCCAATCGGTTGCTTGAGCCAGTAGAGCATCGTTGACGGCTCGAAGCCCCAAGCGCGGGCGATGTCATAGGTCGCTTCGATGTAGCTGTTGATTGTCCAGATGTAGCAGTGAGCATCTTTGTCAGCCGGGATTTTCAGCGCGGCGATTTGCTCCACGCTCATCGTCGGATATTCTAGCGGCACACTTTTCAGGACGCGCTCTTGAGTTCCGAAGCCTTGGCTTCCGGGACTTTCGAGGCGGTTCACTTCCCACGTCGGATCAGCTACGACACACCGAAATGCCGAACAATTCGATGGAGAGAACGGCGCGATTGCGTCTCTCGCGAAGTCGAACGTCATGGGCGCGCCGTCTCTCATCTCAGTCGTTACCCGGCCAGCGCCAGCCCTCGGGTTGTCGAGCAGCTTTCATCGGACAGTTTCAGATAGTCGGCGTTTACGTCGTTGAGCCACGCCCGCCGTCCGTTGGCGATGGCTTCATGCCCGGTAGTTCCGCTGCCCGCGAATGGGTCAGCCACAAGGTCGCCGGGATTCGACCATGAAAGTATCAGGTCGCGGGCCAGCCATTTCGGCATCATCGCCGGATGGTTGAGTCGCTCGCACATATCCTCTTGGCCGCGAGTTTTCCCGCGCCATACGTTGCCGCGCATTCCGTACTCGGCGGTGAGTTTCTTTGAGCGCACGGACTTCGTGCCGTCGCGTTCTGTGTAAGTGTTCACGCCGAGATTTCCCACGCACCCGGCAGTTGCGTTTTTCTTGTCCTTGAGCGGGTTGAAGCAGCGAGGCTGTCCCTTCGACATCACGAACACGTACTCGAAAACTTGGTGGTATCGCACGCGCTCCGGGTGACTGAAGTTCAGCTTCTCGTAGATCATCGTGTCGTGGACACGGAAGCCGCATTTCGCGAGGTGGATTTTCTGTTTGCAGCTTGTGAGCGTTTCAGAGCCGTTCACCACTTCATCGCCGACGTTCCAGCACAGCACGCCACCATCGCACAGCACTCGGTACAGTTCGCGAGCCGTGCCTTCAAAGTCCCACGAGTGCCCGCCATACGTGCGCAGGTTGTCGTACGGTGGACTTGTCACCACGAGTTGCGCGCAGCCATCCGGCATCTCCGCGAGCGCAGCCACAGAGTCTTTATTCGAGAGCGTTAGACAATGGCTAGCTAATCGTCTTTCGACATTCTGATACCACACGTTAGCCCGCTTATTCCATGCGGTGAGAGCAGACATTCCGCTATTGCTTCTGAACACGTCTGATTCCGCACCACATACGATGCAGTTGACCCGCTCGGAGCATTTGTCGAGTCGGAGCTTTGCCGCTCCACCGCAGAACGGGCACGGAAGCGGGCTAACCATGCGCTGAAGCGCAACCGGAGGCTTGCTTTCAGCCTTTGCGACCACGGCTTGCTTGCAATCGGATGTCGCGGTCGCGTCACTCATGGCTGACCTTTGCGTTGTGCTGCGCGCGGTCGTTAAGTTCTTGTGCCAGTGCGTCCCATCTATTTCGGAAGTGAGGATGTTGATGCTCCCACGCCTCCATAAACTTTAATGACGAATACCCGCATGAGTCCGCCCATATTTTGTGCAATTCCTGGCCTGTTAACGGCGCAGCACAACAATTCCCTGATGCCAACTTCGCTCCGCTTGTCGGCACAGTTACGGTTTCGACATGCGGAAGTGCGTGAGGCATTCCATAGTCTGGGTATTCTGCGCTCAGTGGCATAGGTCAGTCGTTAGCCGACTCTTGCGTGGCGGCACAGTCAGCAACCATCATGCAGAAGTTGGCGACATCGGCGCACTCATCCGCCAGTTCTTCGGCGTCCTTGAAGTCTATGCGGTCATCGCTGCCCTGAGTGAAGCACTGTTGCACTTCTACCGTTTCATCAAGGATGCGCTCAACTAGACTCCACGGGTCATCTTTCAGCCATCCATCTCGGTCGCCTTTATGTCGGTTCTGCGAGAGCTTCGCCTCCATCCGCGCCGCGAATTTCAGCACATGAAGTAGCGTCGGGGAGTCGGCTAACAACCGCATGGAGTCCAACGCGGCGAGCGTTTCTGATTTTTGAGTGTCGGTTTGCATGGATTGGGATTCAGGATTTCGCGCCGCGTGGCTCATGCGGAGCGTTGGACTGACGCCTTCGTTTGGTGATCTCTTGGAGTATCAGTGTGCAGGCAGAGCCGCTAATAAAGTTTACGCTCCCTACAATAACCGCCCCGAATCGCTCGTTATCTACATGGTCGAATGCGAACCACGCGACTCCGATGAGGCTTTGGAAAAAGAAGAATAATATCAACAGTTCCCACACAGCCCAACCACTTCTTGGAGCGGACGTGCTGGGCGCACTCAGTTTTTCCGTAACGTCTGGATTGTTCACGGTTTTCTTTCCACGCCGCTCAAGGCGGCGTTCGGCCAACTTTGTTCTATGGCGGCATCGGCGAGAGCGAAGCCGTCGAAGTGGTCGAGTGCGCTTGCATTTTCCGCATCGAATCCGGCAGTGAAAGCGGCATCTATGATTCGCGCGATTTCCTTTTTGAGAGTTTCTTTGGCAGTGGACGAGTTGGCCGAACCAGTCGCTGAACCCGCAACTGGAGGCTCGCTCTCAGGTTTGGCGAATCCGCTATCCCATTTTGCCGCTGCCTGCATTTGTTTCATCGTAGTCATTCGACGCCTCCAGTGGGGTTAGCTTGGTCGTTAGTCGGCGTGATACCACTCGATGAAGGCAACGAAACACACGAGAAAAATTCCTAGGCCAATTACCCCAATCAGCATCACCCATCCATGCAGCACCCAAACCAAGAGGAGCAACGCAGCGGCAATAGCCATTACGATTCGGTTCTTGCGACGGCGACGACTAACAAGGCGCTGGACACGAGCCGGAGGCTTGCCTCCGGGCGGACCTTGGTAGTCTTCAGCTACGAACTGTTCATCTTCTTCGGATAGGTATTTCATTTTGTCGCCTCCGGTCGGTCAGCTTTGTCGTTATGCGGTTTAAGATTCATGTCCATCTCGTCAGGCAGAGCCACAGAAACCCATACTTACAGCAGGGACACTGAATGAAGTATCCGCCTTGCGATCCATCGTCCCATGAGGCTTCCTCGCGGTTCACGGAGACGCGACAGTTGCAGCGTTTGCACGTCCCGAAAAGAACATCTTCATTCTTCGGCGCTTTGCCTTTACGTATGATTTTCAAACTCCGCATAACAAATCGGTGCAGGCACTTTCACTGTGAGTCCGAGTGCGTGGATTCTGCGCACCAGTTCACGGAAGTTGCCGCGTTGCTTTGAGACAATGAAGGATACCATTACGGCGTTGTCCAGCTTCCACAGGTATCCGTCATATTTGTCGCTCGTAAAGCCGAGGATTTTTGCTCTTTCAGAGTCGAGATGAATGATCCCTGAGTCGAGATGAATGATCCCTGCTTTAGCTCCGCGCTTCCGGGCTTCGTCAATCTCGTCCTCAGTCATAAAGTCTATTACCTTTTCCTGAAAAAGGTGGAAGTTGATTCCTTCCCCGTGATCGTTTCCAGCCTGTCGCACCACTTTTCCGTGAATCGGACAGCGGTTTGAGTGCTGTTCCAATTTGAGTCATCAAGCAAAACGATCCCGCCTGACCTAATTTTTGGCAACCACAGGCATACGTCGGACGTTGAACTCCATTCCGAATGAGTTCCATCTATGTGCAAAAAGTCGATGGGCGAAGGGATAACCTTGCTGGCGTCCAGACTGGTCATCCTGAGCACCCTAATGTGCTTGGCCATTCCCGAGGCGTGAATGTTCCCGATGAACATATTGTAGATGCCCTCCAGATTAACAACGTGCGACCACCATTCGCGTGCGTCCGCTTCCGGCACGTCCACCAGGCAGTCGGACACCTGCCACGAATCCACTCCGTAAATGATTCCGTCGCCTTTCTTTGACAAACCTATGGCGGCAGAGATGAGTGATTTGCCGGCGAACACTCCTATCTCGACGCAGGTCTTGCAGTCCTCTTGCATGACTTTCTCGGCAATGGCAATGCCCTTTTCTGGATCGCACCAGCCTTCGCGTATGCGCTCAAGTTCCGCAGTGATTTCTTCGTGGAGTGTCATGTCAAGCTCTCCAGTCCCATCGTCTTGATCTTCTCAATGCAGGAGTTGCAGAAATACCAGTTCCTATCTTTGCTGTAAATCGTCGCTTCTCCCTTGCACATTTCGCATTGATACTTTCGGTAGTCGGAGAAAGTGGGTGGACTTTTAGACAACGCCTCGGTCACGGCTTCCGAAATGGTGGCAATCTCTTGAATCGCGCGAGCCTTGCCAGCGTCGTAGCCGGCCATGATGGAGTTTGAGAACCAGCCGATCATGCAACCTTCGTCGGTCGAAATGTTTGGATTGGCCCGCGCTGAGTACACAAAGGCGATAGCCCACGCACGCGCGTCTATTGACTTTGGAACAGACTTCCCATCGTTGCCGAGGATTCGGAATTTCTCGTCAACCGTCATTTCAAAAGGTTGTGTTGCCATCGCGCAGATTTATTTGATCGTCTTCATCCATGGCGATTCAGAGTTGCCTGTGTTCTACCAGAACATCGCCAGTATCCCGGGCATGATTCGCCCACATCCCCTTGAGAAGTGAGACTCGCCAGCCATGGTTGTCCACAAGGAGCTGCCTTAGCCCAATGTCAACTGGGTCAGGCAGCATGTGTTGTCCGAACTTCTCCCAGCATCGGTTTGGAACGATTGGCAGGATGCAGCACGATCCGCTCGGATACTTTGAAGGGCCAAGCTGGTAGAATTCTGGTTCAACCAAAACTCCATCCGTCGGGATTATCGCCAACTGGTTGTCCCATCCAGGTTCGCCCTCGAAGGTGATGTCGTCATTCGTGCAAACAATCCAGCGAGCATTGCAGTGAAGCGCCATCTCCGTGTAGAACTCGGAAAGCGAGCTGTATCCCTTATTGCGCGGTCCAATGAGCACTCGGGCGTCGGGATAGATGCTGTAAATCAACGGCACCACACCAAGCGTCGGGTAGTCATCGCCGTCCAGCCTCAGACAAATCTGGACGTTTTCAGCACTGCTTGTCGCCGCAACGGATTTGATCGTCTCAATCAATCTTTCGTGCCGGCCGCGGCTGGCGATCAGGACTCCACAGAGTTTCATGCTTTTTGTTTTGTTGCGAACAGAAGCCCGCCCGCCATGCTTTTGTCGTATTTTGGCCTTGGAATTCCACTGCCGGTAATCTCCACCGAGAATCCTTGTCCTCTCAACGCATCGGCATAGATGTGGCCGTCATAATTATGCCATTCCATGCAAAGGATGCTGACATGGCTTAACCAGTCCAAGTCGTTCTCGAAAATTTCCTTTTCTGCTCCCTCGCAGTCCAGTTTGACTACGATTGGGTTTTCCGATCCGAAGGCTGCAAGAACTGTTTGAATGACGTACTGCATTGTAACGCACACGACCGGAACTGGCGCCAGTCCATTCATTTTACATGACGAACTCCCGGCAGGATGATCTAGTCGGTGGTAGAATTCTATTTTCCCATTAGTTGAGGAAATTGCCACATGGTTAAGGTCGTAAGCATAACTACCAAGTTCGATGTTGTTCAACGCAACATTTGCTTTAGCAACTTGAAAGTTGTCAACCGACGGCTCAAATGCGATCACCTTACATTGTTTGTTGAGATGACAGATAAGCCCGAATTCACCGTAAAACGCCCCCACATCGATTACGGTTGATCGGTCTGGAATCATCCCCAATCGGTAGCAATCCTCATCAACTATCTCTCGAATCACTTCCGCGGCATGTGGAAGATTCAAAAACTTCGACCGACCATAGTTAATCGTTGGTGCTAAGCTCACTCGAAGTCCTTTATCGGTTGTCCGTCAAACCAATCATGGCTCGGTTGACCGCCGTGATGTGGGAACGGCTCTCCCGCCAGAACCTTTGCGCGAATCTCGCGGAGGTTGATCGGATGCTGAGATTGCTTCTGTCCGTAAAATCGTTCGATGGCCTTGTAATCCTTCGCCTCCTTGTCGTGATCGTAACGACGTTTGGAAGTTTTCTTCATCTCTGGGCCGCACTCGCCGGGCGTCCTGTCCTGCAAGACTCTCATGCGTGGATCGTATTTCATCTCGAATCCGTTCGCCCTCAGCATTGAACCAAACTGGGTATCCTCGGCGCCAAGTCCGTCCAACAGCTCCTCAAACCCATTCACCTGCAATGCCCATTCCAGAGGCAACGCAAAGGTGCATCCGAAAAACCAGTGATGCTTGAAGTGTTCCGCGCCTCCGGGTCGGTCGCGGTGATCTTGGCCCATGAGTTGGCCGTAGTTTTTGACGACGCCGTTCTCGACTTTCAAATCCGAGTGTTTGCTATAAGAACCGCACACGGAATAATTGCCAGCCATTGCCTCGCGCACGGAGTCAAGCCAACCTGGATTCAAAACGCAACGGTCGTCGCAGAAAGCGATCCAGTCAGTCTTGCATAGGCAAATGGCACTATTAAGGGATGAGCTTTTACTCCACCACTCATCCTTTGTGAGACGGTGCGGACCAGACCACACCGTCGGCTTAGGCGCCACATGAAGAACTCCATCCGCTATTGTTCCTAAAGCGCGAGAGCTGTAACCGTCCACGAAGATGATCGGGGCATCATTCCCGCCTTGGTTTCTAAGTGAGTCAAGAAACCATCGGAACTTCGGCTGCTCCCGGCAGGAAATAAATGCGGCGGTTAAACTCACGACTTCTTCCCCTTCTTCAACTTGTTGGCCGTGGTCAAGATTCCCATTACGGTTTTGTATTGAGCGATCAATTCATCGGACCAATGTCTTCTTCCAAGCTCAAGGTCGGAGATGTATGCAGCACTAAATCCCATGTGCCTTGCTGTTTCACGTAACGACGTGGAAGTTGTTTCTCGAAGATGGCGCATCTGACCGCCTACAAACGCCTGGCACAGGACTTTTCCTGTTCCTTTACACTTTGGGCAAGGCTCGCTGCGATTCACGCGCAGACTATTAGCTAACACCGCTTACGTTGTCAACACTTATTCTTCTGAGCCATTCATAGCCATAGCCCGCTTATGCTCGGCCTCCAATTCTTCCATTCGCATATCGTGCCGTTGCTGTGCGGTTTTGTTGCGAATATCGGTCGCGGCCTTGGCATCTGCCAGCGCGAGAGATTGTCTGGTTTTGACTCCCTTTTCCGCCATGCCGAAACGAGTTTTCTGAGTGGCCAACGCCTGCTTGTTGTCCAACTCCATTTTCTTGAGCGCGAAATCGGATTGTTGCGCGGCCATCTGTTTCTGCATCTCGGCTTGCTTCTGTTGCTGTTGCTGCGCCTGTTCTTGAATGTGCTGAACAAGCTGATCGTGAAGCACGGCCAGCTTCTTCCAATGCTCCGTCAGTTCCGCCACGAGTTGTTTCCGCGAAGGATCGCGCGAGAGCCGTTGCAAATGTTGCGCGATGGCCTGCCCGGACAAATCCAGGAACGAAGCAACCTCTTGTGGATTGGCGCCCTGCTGCAATGTCGCAGCGGCTTGATCTGCGGCCTGCAAAAAGACCGGAGCGAAGATGGCTGGATTTTGGGATGCCGTAACCACGGCGGGCACGCCGATCTTCATGTCCGCAACCTGGCCCATGGCGGTCGCAACCTGGTCGTCGGGCAACTGGTCTGGTGTCGGCTGCGGGTTGTATCGCTCCACGGCGGCCTGCCCCGCGCCAGCAGCAATCATGTCGTCAATCAAATGTGTGCGTCCAGTCTCGGGCAACCCGGGACCGACCGTCATCCAAATCTCGTTCAGTGTTTGCTTGCGAAGGAACTCGCTTCCCTGACCGACAACGCGACTGGCTTTGACGTAATCCACCTTGGTCAACGCCTCGCGCGGCACGCCGTCCTCAACACAACGCTTGATGAATTCCTTGCACCGTTCCGCTCCCGGCCCGTAGCCGTATTCCTTGGCAGTAGCCCGGCGATACATCTCCGCATACAACGCATCCTTCTGCGCGTAGTAGCGGTTCATCTGAGTCTTTTGCAGGCTCGCTTCCTGTTGGGCGTCTATGCCGACTTCGTAGGCTGTGCGCGGATTTCCCTTCTGATTGGACTGACGCGCTCGATACTGACTCAGGTTCGAGGATATCGTGTTGCCCAGTTCCCGGTTGAACACCAGACCCTCCTCCATCACGCCTTGAATGGGCGTCTGGATCATTTCAAAACCCTCGGAAAGTACGGAATACTCCCCGAACTGAGTAAGTGAAAATTCTTCCGCTTGTGTGGAGGTTGTCGGCTTGAAAACCATCTTGGGCGAGAAAGCCTTGTCCGCCAGATTGCACATCAGCCGATTCTGAAATTCTATGGCAGAGAACATTTTTATTCCCATGCCGGTGACGGAGTGGTGGAAGCCGCCCCCGCCACGGTCGTAATACATCGGGTGAATGCACTGATTCCAGTTGTCGAACCGGCCTACCTTCTGGAAAAGGAACTTGTCTCCCGGCATCCCCTCCACTGTGTCGGCGAGGATGATTACGTGGCTGACCTTGCCTTCCGGTTCTCCAAGTTTGCAGAACTCACGGAAGAACAGATGCACGCAACGGATCGTTGTGCTGGTGTTGGAATAGTAGAGGCTCCCGTTCTTCAACTGTTGCTGATGCCACTCCCAGTTAATCCACAGTCCGCCTTTCTGGTAATCAGGATGCGCGCGCATGATGGCCTGTCGCACACGCTCCACGTTCCATCCCATGTCGGTTGCTTCCTTGACGTGCAGGATTCGCTCATACAACTGGTGCGCGAGGTAATCCACTTCCACCGAGGCGAGTTCCCAATACGCCGTGTTGCTCTTGGATCGCTCGGGCACTTTCAGCCTGCCGGCCAGAACAGCTTCCGGCCGCCAATCGAAGTTGTCCTGAAAGACCAGCGGACCACACCCATAAAGCGTCATCTCGTCCTGACTGATCTGAATGTTGTAATCAAACGACGGCTCGAACCGGCACAGCCAGTCAAAGTGAGTCGTGACCTTCCTTGAGTACTGGTCAGCCAGTTCCTTGCTGTCAGCCTTTAACCGGATGGAGGCGAAGGATGGCGCTTCGGAGAACAGGTCGTAAAACGCGCCAACGGCATTGTTGAAATATGACTCGGCAATGCGCCAGTTGACATTGCATTGATTGTCGCGTCCAGCCGCGCTCAGGTCGGATTGGCGGTAGGGAGGGTTGCCATCAACCAGTCCCTTGACCAACTGACGCTTCTTGGCCCTCACAACGTCGGCGGACCACATTCTTTCGTAGATCGACCTTGCTTGACTTGCGGTGGCGATGCGCGTTTCGGGTGGCGTGCCCGAGTCTTGCAGAGTCTTTAGGCTTACGTCCGAGTCGGTATTGTTCATAATTAAACCTCGTTCCATTTCCCAATCGGACAACTTTCACTTGCTAACTGCAATTTTTTTGCAGAGCAGCCGCACTTGGCGCAGGCGACCGCCATGATTCCGGTTTTCCCGCTAAAGAAATTGCAAGCTCCACAAATAGACAGGCGAGCGTCAAATTCTTCCGCCGTAACAGTCTTAAATCCTGTCCTTGCTGACTTATAAAGTGCCTGAGCCAGCGTTGACATCTTCTCTAACAAACTTGGGGGTAAAAACTCCTCACAAGTGCTGGCTGCGGCATTCCGGCAAAGCTCCTCTTCAAACTGTTCATCAAACTGCAATCCAATCGGAAGGTTGTTCGCGTGTTTATAATCAACAACCATCTTCTTGAGCTGGTCAAAGTAGGGATGCCTTTGCTCGTACCCATTGTCGTGTTTATAAATGAAAGTTCCACCCCTCGGAACGGCTGAGTTGTCTTTTACCTTTTTCATGCGGCCTCGGCTGAGTATTCCACACGAGCGTAAATGCGATTCACTAACTGGGCACGCTTTTTCCAACTGTCCTTCACAACCATGCGTTTGCCTTCCATTCCCATCGGGTTGAATCCGAACCGTTCCCGGAACAACGCCAACAGAATCAGCGCGGCATCCCCGTCGTCTGGTGAGTGGCCTATTCGCACCTTCATCTCCTCTTTCTTCTCCGCGCGCATACGCAGGCCATCCCCGCCTTTCACCGTTTCGTAACGGCGTTCCGTCCAATCCCGGGCCGTCTCCTTGGGTAAGCCCTTGATCTGGTCGGACTGGACATATTCCACGCCGGCAAACCAAAGCTCGGTGACGCGGTTGGCGAATGCCTTGTTGCCGGGGCGACGGTCCTTCACTCCAACCACTCTATCAGATGCCGCACCGCCAAACTGTATCGCCACGATCTTAGGCGACCAGACTTCGGCCAGCAACGCACCAAAGGGAAGTCCTCCGCCTGATGCGTCGAACGCGGCATTTTCGGGAGGAATCCCCAGGGCAACGCATTTATCTCGGAATAGTTTAGCGATCTGCAAGGACCGGCTTTCGTCTTTTTTCCTGACATCCTCGCGCAACTCGATTCGTTGGGTATATTGCAGGGTTTGTTTTCCGTCGGTGCTCGTTCCCATGTCGCCAACATACATCATGGCCTTGTCACCGCCTGTTGCAAAGGCTGGATCAAGAGCGGCACCGCGCGTCGGCACAGACTGCCAGCGAACGGTTTCATGCACGCGCCCGCGCAACAGGTCGGATTCGGAATAGATTCGGTTGGCGTCAGCCTCAGGGCATGGGAACGACCGGCACATGCGCCAGAATCGAACGGAATGCTCGCCGCCTGGTCCTTCGCGCTGCTCCTTGTAGTGGCGCGTGCTGTAAATGCCGGGATACTTCTCCTCGCCAAGAAGCACGTTCGGGCTTTTCAGTCCGTCGAATCGAAGGCAGATGCCGCGGTCGGTTTCCCAGCGGTCGGTTTCCTCTGACACGCTTCCCCAGCCTGTCTTTGGAGTGGCGAACTGGCCAAACGGATCATAAACGCTGGCAAAGTTTCCAAGAGCCATGAATTGAAAGAACGGGTTCACGACAAGGTTTGATTCAGCCGCCTCCACAAGTGCCGGCGACAATTCGGGCATCTCGTCACAGATGAACAGCACGCGAGCGGTGTGAATGCCGATGAGCTTCCCGATGTTTTCCTTTAGCTTCGCCCGGTCGCCAGGGATCAAAAACATGCCCGCCTCGCTATCCGGCCAGATTTTGATTCCGTCGGTTGTTCGTATTTTGCAGGTCGAGCTGGTCAGCTTTCCGGGAAGCAATGGCCGTCCGTTCTTGTCGCTCGCCGCCATGAAATACTCCTCCACGGCTCCCCAGATACGCTTGCGTGAATCACTCAAACTGGTGGACGTGAAAAGGACAATCGTCTTTCCTGGTTGACAGAGCCAGTTGACGATTCCCCACATTGCAGCGAAGCGACTTTTCCCCGACGCGGCCGCGCCGCTGAGGGCCAGTCTTTGGTTCTGACATGACTCGGCCAACATGAGTTCATTCCATGGATTCCACTGGAAATGACACTTGGATTTTGCGCCCCAGAAATGGCGCACGATGTTCTTGAAGTGATAGGGACGATTGTCGGGATCGCCGCCCATCGCAGCGGTGCCCATGCGGAAGGCGAGAAGTTCAACGTCCAGATCGGTCAGCCCTTCGTCCCAAATCAATCCATAGCGGGTGATGGCCATTAACGGGTGGTTGTTTTCCTCTGCTCGTAATTCTGCAAGCCCATCCCGAAGATGGACAGCAACGCAAAGATTGTCCCGCGTTCGATTCCCTGCTCGCGCATCGTTGAGTAAATGTCCTGAAGGGACAAAGGCACAAGCAGGTTTGAAGCTGTTGACTCGGGTGTGACCGGCTGTCCAACCACGTCTTTACCAGTCAGAAGGTTTAGCCCTGTTCCAATCGCAGGGCTTAGTTTTGAACGAAGGAATCTTGCAGTCACGTCGGCAGCATTGGGGGCGCCGTAGGGCACTTTTGGTCCGCGTATAGGAACTATGTTGCCTTTGCTGGTTTTGGTTTCCCCTGATCCAAGGCGTGAAAGCAGAACGGTGTTCTGGAGGAGTCCAGCCATCGGGTCAATTCGTGTGTTGCCATACCGGAGTTTTCCGAAGTCAGCGGAGCGCGGGTCTTGCTCAATCGTGGCGCCATCCATTTGAGCCAATCCGTAAACAACGGCGGCGCCAGCCAAGAAGCGACCGTACTCCTTCGCCATCAGCGTTCGGGTTCTCGCGCTTCCACGATAGAGAGGTTGGCCGGCGAGGAGTTGAAATCGGCTGGCGACGTAGCGGGGTGCAAAGAATACCGTGTTGAGTCCGACCAAGGCGTTTTCCTTCATGCCCAGATTGCCGCGTCCGGTGGCCACGTTGACGAAATTGGCGATGGCGTTTACTTCGGTCGGCGTAAGCTCTTTACCATCTCTGGCCAAGGAATTTGACATTGCGTCGAATGAGTCGGCTCGGAGCTTGTTCAGGAATGTGACGTACGCTCGCTGAGAACTCGCCACTACTTTTCCAGGAATGGTAATTGGAGAAAGCGCAATCTTACCGGCTATCCCCATGTTCTCGGACAGCTTTGGAATCTTGTCCACCCATCGGGACATGTACGCTTCTTCCATCTGTGAGAGCTTGTGACCGTGCTCGGACAAGTAGAGCTTTCCTTGCTGATAAATCGGGTAGTTCTTGCGAGCTAAAATCTCTTGGTCAACCGCATGTTGTCCCGCCTCGGAACGGAAAGCCCGGAACATGGCTGGGAAAGATTTGGCAGCCCGGATCGGGTGGGCGAAGGCTATGAATCCACCCTGACGAAGAACTCCAGAAAAGTCGGAACTCGTCACCACGGCTCGGGACAGGTTCAAAACCTCTCCCGCTGTGTCGAACACCTTTCTCGGAAGGCTTCGGTTGGCAAGCCGGTCTTTCATCAGAGCCTCATGCCATGCAACCTTGGCCTTGGACATTTCGTAATGTAGCCGGTTCGCCTCCGAATCCATTGGGATAATTCGTTTCTGCTTTTTGGAGAAGTCTCCACGCGAAAGTCTGTCTTTTAGGTCAGCCGTTTGCCTTGCCAGCCTTGCCTTGAGTCCTTTCAACGCGATGGCTTCTGGATCGCGCTCTGGCTTGGGTTGTAATCTCTCTCGGATGAATTTCCGTTGCTCCTTCAACTCATCAAGCCGCTTAATTCTTTCAGCATTTTCAGGTGTTTCAACCTTCTCGGTCTTTCCTTTTGGAAATACGGTTTCGTGTTCTATTTGCTTCTCAAGCTCGTCAATCCGTTTATCCAGAACCGCCGTCCTGCGTTGTGCCTCGACATCCAATGGTTGAGGGCTTGTCTGAATCAACTCCCGGGCATATTCCCGCTCCGCCTTCAAAGCCTCAATTCTAGCCTTCGCCGCTTCAAGTGCCGGGCTTGTTCCCAAGAACGGCTTCTTTCCAGCCGGGAATATCTCTCCGGTCTTTAGCTGACGTTCGAGTTCTGCAATCTGTCGAGTAGCAACTTTTTCGGCCAATGCCAATCGCTGTTCGTCAGTCAATCCCGGCTTCTTGAAAATCTCCTCATGCTCTGCCTTGAGCGCCTCGTATTCCTTCTTCATCGCTTCCAACTGGGGGTCGGTTGGCGATGGCGTCTTGGTCTTTACCAGCTTCTCCCGCGTCTCAATCTCCTGCTTCAAATCTGAAATTCGGTTTCGGTAATAGGTCTTGCGCGCGGTCAATGCGGAGGCAAGTTGAGTCGCAGGATCAGTGACGACAAAGCCACCCTTCTTCTTGGCCTCGTTCACCAATTTTATTAGTCGTCGTTCCTCATCACTTGGAGAACGCCGTTCGACACCTGTCTTTTGTGGTGCCTGTCCAGCCTGCATGTCCTCCAGCTTGGCGACCTGCTGCATCTGGCCTTTCAGGTCGCGCAACTGAACGCTGATTTCATCCTTGGTCAGTTGCTTGAAGTCTCCATAACCGCTGATGGCGTCCATCGTCTCGCGCCGGGTGAATGACGGGTCAATGCTTTCCAGAACGCCGTGCACGGCGTCTATGAGAGCCTCGCGTTCTCGTATGCCAGTCTCCACAAATGCGCGAGCCAGTTTTTGAACAAGCGGCGTAATTTCATCGCGCTTTCCGGAGTCAATACGCTCTTTGATTTTGGTCGTGGCTTCGGCTTCTTTGGTGGCTGCGTCTTTGGGGGCACGCTTGACACGCTCGGCTGTTATTTTGCCGTGCTTTTTTTCGAGCTGTGCGCTTTCGGTTTCAAGTTTTGCTTCACTGGCTTTTCGGATTTCGTCCAGATGGGGTTTGATCCAGTCGCCCACGTCCCGGATCATGGCTTCAGACCACTTGGCAAGTTCGACCACGCCGCGGGTCAGCTTGGCCGCGCCGATGATTGACAGATCGGCAAGTTCGGTCGGATCAATGCCTGCGGTGAGCCGTCCTCGACGCTCTTTGATTCGAGCCAGAGCCGAATCCGCCTGCTTCTCCATGTAGGTCGCAAACTGTTCGGCAATCTTCAGGACTCTCGGGTGATATGGCGGTTGCTCCTTGCGTGCCGCCTGCTCAACTTCGTCCAGCGCGTCTTGAACGGCCCGCTGCGCTTCCTTGGCTGTCGTGGCGGCAACGTAGTCGTCGTAAGCCTTCTGAGTCTCCTCAATCTTCTTGTTGAGCCTGACGACTTCGGAACGCTCTGCGTCGGTCAGCGGAGCACCACCCTTTGCCGCACGCTTCTCCAGTTCCATTTTGGCCAGCGTGAAATCCTCGTAAGCCATCATTTTTCGGGCGTTGAGTCCTCGCCCAGTCGCCGTGCCGACCTTCTTGTTGATATTGTAAAGGTCAAGCAACTGGTCGCTCAGTCCGGAGACGCGCGCCTTTTCGGTGGCAACAGCCTCCATTCGTCCATCCTCGTACGCTTGCGCGAGATCGCGTGTCGCCTTGCCGTACTCGTTCTGGAGGTCAATCTGGCGGTGGAGAAGTATGGCGTCCTCGATGTCTGTGACGGCATGAGGATTCTCCCGAAGTTGGTTTATCAGCGATTGTTGGTACTCCGGGTCATGGTCAATCAGGGCCATGGCGCGATCCCAGACTTCTCCGAAACTGCGCTTGGCCGGTTGCATGGCGGGCGGAAGTCCACGCTTGGCCCGCTCCTTGTCAACAACGGCATTTTTGATTGACGTTGCCAGTTCTGGACTTCGCTCGAATTCAGACGGGATGGCGCCACCCATGCCGGGACCGACTTCGGCGGGTTCAGCCTTCTCTTGAGATTTGACCTGCTGCTGAACCCATTCCCTGTCAGCCTTGGATATGTTTCGCACCTTTACCTTCGTGGGTTCGGTGCTTGAAGTCGGGATTTTCTTTGCACGCTCTAAAACTTCAGAAAGGGCCTCTTTTGTGTTCCAAATTCTAAATGTTCCATCTCCTGGAATATCAATGGTGACTTTCTTGCCGTGAATTTCAAGCGCCTCCTGAATCTCCTTGGAGTATTTCGGGACATCCTCGCCATTTCTTTTAACCGTCTCGCTCATGTGCTCCCCAAGCGTGGATTCGTGGTAAAGCGTCTTTCCTTTCACGTCCACGCCGTAAGCGATCTTCAGCGGCTCCTTGCCGATTACATCCACCATTGGTTTTGCTTCCTCAATCGCCTTCTCCAACCTATCAACCAGCTCCGATTTGACTTCCTTTGCTGACCGCGCGCCTTCGGTTTTGGCTACGGATTTGACTTCTGCTTCGACCTTGTCGACAGCGGCAGACGGAGTGGCTTGTTTTTCGACTACTTTCTTTGTCGTCTCAGATTTGGCGGGAGTGGTAGGAACAGCGGCGGTCGGTTCCCCACCAACGGGTGTCAGTGGCTCGACCGCCGCCTCCGTCCTTTGTGCATTGGGTTGCTCGACGGGAGCGGAAGGTGTTGGTTCTTCAACCGCTGGCTCTGCTTTCTCCTCAGTCCTCAGTGGCGCATTTTCGACATCGGCGGCAACAGGCGCTTTGACTTCCGGCGAGACTTCGGCCTGTCCGGGTGCATTGGGTGTCCCGGATGGCGCGAGTTGTAGGTCATCGCTGCGATCCGCTTCGCCTCCTTCAATGGCTTTCCCCGGCTCACGTAACTGTCCCGTATCCGTTCGTATTGTTTTGGCATTTGAAACCTCCGTGGTTGTTTGTTCAATTACTGCAGCTGTCTGCGGCGCGAGAATCTGTAAATCGGGTGAGACGGCAATAAAAGTCTCTGGCCGTTCGACTTGTCGGGTTCTGGTGGATTCACCGCCCGTCAATTCTCCCTGCCTGACCTGACGCTCCATTTCCTTCGCGGCAATATCTAGCGCCTGATTTTGAGTAGGCAGCAGAGTCTTGCCTGAGGTCGCCGCCACGCCGGGTAAAGAAGTCGGCACTTGTTCAGCCATCTTGGTTGCGATGTAGCTTCCAATGACAACCCCGGTGACGGCCTTGGCGATATCGGCTTTCGTGGCGTCGGGATCGCTGGCGACTTGTTGCAGGTTCTTGATGGACTCAGGAACGCTCTTAATTGCCCCTCCAGCCATGACTGCCTTGCCGCCTGTCTTGAGCAACGCCAACTCTGGCCCAGCGGCAAACGCAGGCAGGGACGAAATCATTTCTCCGGTTGTAAACCCAGACGCGATTTCTTCAGCGCCTTTGGCAACTCCCGTTATCGGGTTGTCTGGTCCGGTCAGCGTGCCTCGCGGCATCCCGGGAGTCAGCTCCTCCACCATCTGAACTGGCTGCTGAATCAATCCCTCAAGATTGGCGCCATTGTATTCGGAAACAACTGGACGGCCAGCAATGGCGTTGACCGTCTTGTTGATTAGGTTGACAGGATTGGCAAGGTTTCCAACTACCTCCGCGCCTTGATTTCCAAGAAACCCAAGCGTCTTTTCAAGCCACACTGGACTTGCTTCCGATTTAGCTTCTATCTCCTGCTTGATCTTTGCCCGTTTCGCCGCTCGTTCCTCTCCGAGCATTTCTATTTGGCCTCGGATGCCAACATTGGTTGCGGCGCGCGCCGTCTCGGAAAGATTGATCGCCTGAGAAACCGCACCAAGTCCATGCCTGACGTTGTTCCTCTGAATCAGCCTCGGAACTTCATCCGAAATGTCCCGCTCCGACATCGCATCGGGAAATTCAACGATGCCAATATCGGGAATTTCAACTTCGGTTGGCATCGGGTCATTGTGGGACGAGTCCTTCGGGAGTCCACTTGAATCGTTTGCCGGATGTGGTCGCGGGTGGTTGTTGGGGAGATACACTTGGAGCGGCGGAATTTGTCAACCGCTTCCCAGTCTCGGGATTCCATCCCTTGCTCTCCAATCTGATCTTCAATTCGTTCATCAGATTCGTCCGGCTTCTTCCAAACGCAGTTCGCGTGTCGCCGGTCGCCAGCTCAACCTTGTGGTCGGCGTATGCCTTTAGCTCTTTTGCTGTTTCCGCGTCGGGCGTGTTCTCCTTCATCGCCTCATGCTTGGCAACCGTCATGCGCTCGGAAACCTTGCCCTCGTCGCCTTCGGTGGCGACCGTAACATCCTTGGGTTCGGTGTCTCGCAACTTCCCGAATTCAACCCGCTTCTCAACCAGGCGTATCAGCGCCGGGTCGGCTTTTGATTCTTTGAGTGAGCGGAGATATTCCGCATCCTTCTCCAATGCCCCGGGACTCCAGTTGGGATTCGCAACCTTGTAATCGTAATACTCAAGAGCCAGATCATGCTTGGCCTGCAACAGCTCCTTCGCCGCCTCATTCTTGGGATCAATCATCCTGAGTTGGTTCTGGAATCGCTGCTCGATTTGATCCTTGGTTGCCTCACCGCGCAGACCAAGTAATTCCTTGGCCCCTTCAAGGCGTTGCGCGATGTGCTCCTTGGCAAATTCAGCTCTGGCGCCGATTAGTTCCTTTGAAGCCTCCGTTCTGGCGCCGATTAGTTCCTTGCCTTGAGCAACCTTATCAATGAACTGAGTGAACCTGCCAGTCTTAGGATCGGTCCAGCCTTGCACAACAGTTCCATCATCAAGAGTAATTGTTGCTGGAGTTGTGGTTGCCTTGGTGTGGTCTTTGTAATCGTCCAGAATCCCACTCCAGTTCGCCGGGTTCTCGTAAAGCGGCTTTCCATCCTCGTCCACCGCATACCATTTCGATGCAACCTTTGCGAACTGG